TTAATACTAAATATAATTGGTGGCGACATAAATTAGGCTTTGGCTACTGGAGCCTTAGTAAATATCTCAAGCACAGAGTTAAGCGTGCTATAGATTTTATGTTTCAGTTTGAATTAAATCTAGCTAATTATTGCAGTCGCAAACACTTTGACGGAATAATCTGTGGACATATACACCGTAGTGAGATTAAAATTATTAATGATATAATATATATGAATTGTGGAGACTGGGTTGAAAGCTGTACAGCCCTAGCTGAAACTAGTAATGGCAATTGGGAAATCATAGAATGGCATACAATAAAACATGAAAACAACCTGGATCCTATTCCTAGCAGTAGTTAATATATATGATTCACAAGATGTACCTGGACGCATCCAATTAGGTTTTACTAGTCAACTTAGTTGCGAAACAGCACTACAATCAATGACTAGTTGGGTAAAATTTCCTTGGTTCAAGGTAGAAGGTCGCTGTGAAAAAAATCTTAGTAATAACTGATAACTTACCGGATCAAATCAATGGGGTGGTTACAACGTATACGAATTTGGCCAAGGTTGCACTTGGTCATGGTTATTGTATTGATTATTGTGATCCCACTAGGTTCCGTTATATTAATTGCCCTGGCTACCCAGAAGTTAAACTTGCCCTACCCACAAAAATGGCCCAGGCGATTTCGTCGGCAAATGCACATTATTATCACATCGCCACAGAAGGTCCTGTGGGTCTTAGTGCTAGAGCATATCTTACAAGCCGTGGTATTAGGTATAATACTAGTTATCATACTAGATTTCCTGAAGGTCTTCGAACTCTACTAGGCATTCCTGAAAGCCTAACTTGGCGTTATATTCGCTGGTTTCATAAACATAGTGGCCGTTGCCTAACCACTACTCGAAGTGTTGCTAGTGAGCTAGAACAACAGGGTATTAACAATGTTGTGACCTGGACTCGTGGAGTTGATACTACATTATTCAATCCACAGCCCCGCAACCCTAAACCATACAAAACACTGTTATGCGTTAGCCGCGTTAGTAAGGAGAAAAATCTAGAAGATTTTTGTAGCCTACAGATTCCAGGTACACGCAAGATCTTAGTAGGTGATGGGCCACACCTAAACTACTTACGTAGTCATTACCAAGATGTTGATTTTGCAGGAATGAAAACTGGAGCAGAGCTAGCTAATTACTATCAGCAGGCCGATGTTTTCGTATTTCCTAGTCGATGGGATACTTTTGGCATTGTTATGCTGGAAGCAATTGCTTGCGGCACTCCAGTAGCAGCCTATCCCTGCAATGGGCCACTAGATGTCGTTGAGCGTAGAACGAATGGTTCACTTAATGAAGATCTTAGCCTGGCTGTTGAAGAATGTTTCGGTCTTAGTAAGGCACGTGTATATTTATCAAGTCGTCGTTGGACCTGGCAAAATTGCTGGGAAATCTTTCACGAAAATTTAGTGGAGCCTATATGACCACCAATCTACCTGCTGAAACATTACAGATTTCACCAGAAGCGCTGGAAATTGCTAACAGCTATCTCCAGGAAAACAGTGCACAGCTTGTTAGCGATAGCTTAGGTGTACCGCTTGATCGTGTATGCGAAACACTAGCTCGCCCAGAAGTACGTGGCTATATAGATCGTGTATTCTTTGATATAGGCTACAATAATCGCTTTCTTATGCGTCGTGCTATGGATGCAGTCATTAAACGCAAATTTGAGGAGTTGGAGGAGGCTGGTGTTGGATCAGGTAAGGATATTGCCGATCTATTACACTTATCACATAAAATGTCAATGGACCTATTAGATCGTGAAATACAACTACAAAAATTGCGTACTGAAACACAACCACAAAAACAAGTAAATGTACAAATCAATGATGATGGCACTAAATATTCACAACTTATACATAAATTGATTAGTGGTGATATTTAATGCTAGTAGTAAGTAGACAAGATATAGATACAGAAAGTATAACAGAGTATAATTCTAGTGAAAGATTTATAAAACTACCTATTGATAATTACTTAAAATTGATGGGTATGTATGATACTATCAATAGACCCCAAATCGCACTAATCAACGCAGTCAATAGCCCTAAGTATAGGTTTATTTGTGCTGCACTTGCTAGACGACTAGGCAAAACTTATATAGCTAATGTAGTAGGTCAATTAGTAACACTTATACCTAATTCAAATGTACTTATAATATCTCCTAACTACAGCTTAAGTGCTATAAGTTTTGAGTTACAGCGTAGGCTAATAAAACACTTTGACTTAGAAGTTACGCGTGATAACTTAAAAGATAAAGTTATTGAACTATCAATTGGTTCAACCATTCGTATGGGTTCTATTAGTACAGTTGATTCAACTGTGGGTAGAAGTTATGACCTTATAATATTTGATGAAGCTGCACTGTCGGAGCACGGTGAGCGTGCTTTTAATGTGGCACTACGACCCACACTAGATAAAGCAAATGCAAAAGCAATCTTTATTAGTACACCTCGCGGACGCCAAAACTGGTTTTCGCAATTTTATTTACGTGGATTTGATCCACAGTTTCCAGAATGGTGTTCTATACAAGCTGATTATACTGAAAATACTCGTATGAGTGCATCGGATGTTGCAGAAGCTCGTCGATCTATGCCTCGTTCTGAGTTTGAACAAGAATATATGGCATCATTTACTAGCTATCTAGGTCAAATCTATGAAGGCTTTCAGTCAGAGTGGATTCTTGATGAGTTACCTAGTACTGTACGTGGTGAGTGTTTTAGTGGCTGTGACCCAGGTTATCGTGATAGTACAGCTTTTGTTACTATAATCTACGATAATTCTACTGATACATTTTATTGTGTTGAAGACTATTGTGAAGCAGAGCGTAGTACTGCACAACATGCCGAGCACTTTCATAGGATGATTGAGCGCTGGGGTTCTGAAGTAATATTTATTGATAGTGCAGCAGCACAATTTAGTAGTGATCTTGCATATATCTACGATATATCAACTACAAAAGCTAAAAAAGATGTTTTACCCGGTATAGCCTATGTTCAAACTATTATACAACAAGGCAGATTACGTGTATTAAAAAATTGCGAGCATGTATTAGCTATGCTTGATCAGTATAGGTGGGATGATCGTGAGGGATTAACACGTGAAAGACCTAAACATGATAAGCATAGTCATATAGCCGACGCACTTCGGTATGCTTTATATAGCTACGTGGTATAAAAAAGTGGTATTGACTTTTGCTATGGTTTTGGGTTACAATAGCTAAAATAAAAGAAATATAGTTTATGGCAATAAATACTAATAAAAGAATTGCAGTTAAATGGATTAGAGACAAGGCTAAGTCGGCCTATGAAAAGCAATCTCATTGCTATATATGTAACAGTACTAGTGAACTAGAATTACATCATTTACATAGTATTACCTATTTGTTAGAAATTTGGGCAAAAGCTAATAACTATGATATAAGTACTGATACCGGAATACTTAGTGTTCGTGACGAGTTTATTAGTAGCCACCATGAAGAAATATATAGCCTAGTATACACCCTGTGTAATAGGCATCATGTTCAACTACATGGAATATATGGTAAAAGTCCATTACCAAGTTCGGTTAGTAAACAACAGCACTGGATACAAGTACAACGAGAAAAACATATATCGGGATTAAGCAATTATAGAGGCAGCATGCCCCAGTCCAGTTCGTTTAGCGAATTTACAGGGGACTTAAGTGGCACTAGAAAAATTTCGTAGTTGGATTGTTGAAAAGCTAAATCCAGCACAACCTACTATACATTTCGATGAAGGCACTAATATTAGTGGCGGTCATCGTATTCTATCTTATAGAAATGCTTTTCGAGCAATTGATAGTGTAAATAGATCAGTTAACATGATAGTTAGTGCATGTAGTTCACTAGACTATGATGTAAAAGACAAACAACATGATGGAGTAGTTAATGGTACTCGTCAAAAAAGTTTAGTTAATCTATTAAACTTTAGACCTAATCCCTATCAAAGTGCACAAGATTTTAGACGAGAAATATTTAAAGACTTACTACTAGATGGAAATGCATTTATACACTTTGATGGTGTATTTATGTATCACTTACCAGCAGAAAATGTTGAGATTGTAACAGATCCTAAAACATTTATTCGTGGTTTTAAATACAGTGGTAATGTACTATTTCCCGAAAATGAAGTATTTTACTTTAAAGATGTTAGTTCTACAAGTATTTATCGTGGAACTAGTAGATTGGAAAGCTGTTTAGAGAATATTAATATACTCTATTCAATGCAAGAATTTCAACAAAAGTTTTTTGAAAATGGTACAATCTTTGGATTAGTACTTACATCGGAAAATACATTAAGTCAGCAAGCTAAAGAAAAAACCTTAGCTTACTGGCAACAAAGATATAATAGTAAAGCAGGCGGAAAAAGACCTATTATTCTTGATAGTGGCCTTAAACCACACAAATTATCAGACCAAAATTTTAGCGATTTAGATTTTGACAAGGCTATACGTACCCATTCGGAGCGTATAATGATGAATATAGGAGTTCCTCCTGTATTACTACAAGGTGGTAACAATGCTAACATTGCCCCTAATTTACGCTTATTTTACTTGGAAACAGTATTGCCAATTGTTAGGCTCTATATTTCCGCAGTTGAACGATATTTTGGATATGACGTGGAAGCGGTAACCAGTAATGTATCGGCACTGCAACCAGATCTAAAAGATGTAGCAAGTTATCATCAAACACTAGTTAATGGTGGAATTATTACGCCAAATGAAGCTAGAGTAGAATTAAGGTATCCCAAGCTAGTAACTGGTGGAGATACTATTAGAATACCTGCTAATATAGCAGGTTCAGCAGCTGATCCATCGCAAGGTGGTAGGCCTAGTACGACGAGGGAGTAATATGACTAAAAAAATTGATAAATTACTCTATTTAAGCAGCAAGTTTACCGCTAGTACAGAAACTGACGATAGCATTTATATTGAAGGATATGCTAGCACAGTAGACCGTGATAGACAAGGTGATGTTATTCCTATGAAGGCGTGGAATGAGGGGTTAAGTAATTACCTTAAAAATCCAATTATACTAGCCTATCACAACCATCAAATGCCTATTGGCAAGATGGTAGAACATAAAGTCACCGACCAAGGTTTATGGGTACGTGCCCAGATTCCTGCGGAAATAGGTGACGTTTATAAGCTGATTAAAAAGGGTATCTTAAGTGCGTTTAGTGTAGGATTTAGGGTTCGGGATGCTGATTATGACAGCGCCAGTGAATCTTTTCTTATCAAGGAGTTGGAATTACATGAAATTAGTGTAGTTTCAGTGCCAGCAAATCAAAACACATTATTTAGTTTGGCCAAAGCATTTGATAATGCACAAGAGTTTGAATTATATAAACAGCAATTTGCACCCAAGGAATCAGCTAAACAGCTAGATACCCCAAAGCCAGCAAAAAGCACTAAAAACGAGGAATGGGACATGGATCCAAAAGAGTTAGAGAAATTATTAGCAGATGCTGCTGCTAAAGCTGCTGAGCAAACCGCAAAAGCTGTTTTAGAAGCACAAACAAAAGCTGCTGAAGACGCAAAGCGTAAAGTTGAAGAAGAAGAAGTTCTACAAGCTAAGATTAAAGCTGCAGTTAACGCAGTTCAGCCAGCTCCTGTAGTTCAAACAGTTGATACAGGTGCAGAGCGCCTACTAAGCGACATTGAAAAGCGCTTAGAAGATCAAGCTACTGAGCACAGAACAGCCCTAGAAGGTTTAGAGAGTGCTATTCGTGAAAAAGCTAAAGAGCTAGAAGCACTACAAAATAAGAGTGGTGAATTAGAAGCACTACAGCGTAGTCGTATGCAGTTTACTGAGCCACAAGGCCCAGAAATTAGCTATGCTGAAAAAGAAAAAGCTGTTTTAGTTAGTAAAATCTTACGTAGACCAATGCAAGACACCAAGTTCGGTAAGATTGTATTAGAAAAAGCTGCTGCTAGTTTTGGTGCTGCTGCACGTGGTCCTGTTATTGCTACAGGTACAAGTATGCAAGAGCTTTATGAAACTGAAGTAGTTACTAGACTAGAGAGTGAAATGCGTCGTCAATTAGTAGTTACAAGCGCATTAACAAGTACAACTATGACTACTCCTGTAATGCGTATTCCAGTAAATCCAGATACACAAGATAATGCTACTTGGATTATAGGTGCTGGTGCAAATGAAGCTGCAGTTTATGGTACAGGTGCTGATAGTAGTTCAGTTTTAGCTACTGCTGGTAGTTCTGGTCTAACTAGAAGGCACGCATTAAAAGAAATAACTCTTACCGCTTATAAATTAGCAACAAAAGAGTATATTGCTTTTGAAGAAGACGAAGACAGTCTAATTCCAGTACTTCCACTAGTTCGTGATGCATTAACTCGTCGCATGGCAAAATCATTAGATGTAGCTATGCTGCGTGGAGCAGGTAGTGCTTTAAGCACACCAATTAAAGGTTTAACTGAGTATGATCCTGCTGGTGGTACTCCCTCAGTAACAATTAATGTAGCTAGTCCTGGCAATGTATTAACAGTAGCAAAAGTTATGGAAGCTCGTAAAAAATTAGATGCTTGGGGTTTAAATCCAAGTGAACTAATTATTTTTGTTAGCACACAAGGCTACTATGAGTTATTAGAAGATACTAATTTCTTAACTGTTGATAAGGTAGGTGATCGTGCCACACTATTAACAGGACAGATTGGTAGTATTGGTAATACTCCTGTTATTGTTAGTGCAAGTTTTGCAGCAATTACACCTGCTAGTGGTCAACCTACTGCAGTAATCTTTAATCCACGTAACTTCTTAGTAGGAACACATCGTAGTATGCGTATTGATAGTGATGATGAAATTGTGACACAACGTAGCGTACTAGTTGCTAGTATGAGAGTTGGTATGACACAACTTTCAACAATTGATGGCGAGGGTGCCGTAACAGTAAGATACGCTTAATTTTTTAAGTTTAGGCAGGATTCGCGAGAGTCCTGCTTCCAAAACCTATCTGGGTTTTGGAAGCATAAGGAGTTTTTATATGGCTGATTTAATTACCAGAGTCGAATATAAAGATTATATGGGGATTAGTACTAATAATAAAGATAAAGAAATAGATCTATTAATTCCTATGGTTAGCCAACTAGTAAAAACTTATTGCCGTAGAACATTTATAGATCATGTATTCGACCCTAAACTGGAAGTTTTTCAGGGTGGATTTCAAGATATAATTTTATCAGAAACACCAGTTATAGAAATATTAGATTTTGGTTATAGTATAGATTATGGTCAAACTTATGAAGTATTAACTCAATACACTGACTGGGTACTTGTAGGTAATACTATTAAATCTATTAAGTATACTGGTGGTCGTTGGAATAATTTAATCAATGGATTTAAAGTAGAGTATCAAGCTGGTTATGCTGATGGAACTCCACCAGATTTAAAACTAGCTATAATGGATTTAATAGAATACTATTCAAAAAATAATAGTGCAGTACATGTTAATCGTGATGTTACTCCTAATGTAACTCAGATTTCTTATGTAGCTACTACAAATTTTCCTGCACATATTAAACGCATATTAGACCAATATGTTTCGGATTATGCATAATGAGCATAGCAGAATTTACAAAATCTTTGCGAGATAAAAGTAACAGTGAATTTAATGCTAAAGCTGAAAAATTACTAAGTGATTTTGTAACTAATGCTACAGAAGCCTTTCAATCAAAAAGTCCTATTAGACGTGCAGGTAGCGTAATTACAGAAGGTAAAGCTGTAGTAGGTGGCAGAGAAATAGCTTTATCCAGAGAGTTTCGTAGACAAGGCGAGCGACAAGGACGTACTAGGTTAATATTAACCGAAGACGACTTAGTTCAAATGTTTAAACTATATAATATTACATCTAGTACTAATCCTATGGTACTATACGCTGTATTTTTAGCTAAAAGATATGGTAAAAAATTAGCTAGACATTTTGAAGTTTATATGCGAGATGGTTCCATAATTGAACGTGGTAGAAAACCTATAGCTGATGTAATTAATGATCTTGGAGAAAGTGGCAGACAAACCGAAATAGTAGCAATTAGAGGCTTAAACTTTAGTCATGATAATACTGCTAAACATGTAGCAGAATTTTTACAAGATTGCAAAGCGTTTCCAGGTAAAACTGTAAAAGAAATACAAGAAATAATTTTAGGTGACTATGAACGTGGTCACGTATATGCACAAACAACAGGTAGAGCATTAGTAAGTTTAGGCGAACTAGTAGATCAAGAAAATATATTAAATAGTATAGTAAAATTATATGAAATAATTGATGAACGTTCGTCCTCACTATCAGAGTTTGACGGAAAATATCAAGAATTACTAGCAAGATGTAGAAAAGATTTTACTGGTAGTAGACTTGCGATGAACATTCAGTTTCAATTAAAAAGAGTTGATACTGGAAAAGGCAACCAAGATACAGCAGACATTAGTAAAGGTGTACAGATAGTTAAATTTTTACAAAACTTAATTAAAAATGTAAAATTAACTTCTACTGGAAAAAAATTAATTAGCGACCCTGCTGCTGTTAATTTACGAGAATTTGATAAAGCTTTAACTGATTTAAACACTAAACTAACAAAATATCAGCTACAAATAAATAGAGTATTAGCTGGTACTACTGATTCTGAATATTTATCAAAACTTCAAACTAGTGATTCTTTAACTAAATATATAACTAATACATTTGATAATATATTTAGAGATAAACCTGTAGTTAATTTAAAAGTTGATACTGGCAATAAGCAAATACTAAAAACAGAACCTTTTAAAGTTAAGTTACAAACTACACTAGAAAAAATTAAACCTAAAATTAATAGTTTTAAAAATGATTTAAAAAAGAATATAGCTGAAATAAAGAAAACCAAAACAGCTAAACTTGAAAGTAGAGCTAGATTTGATAAACAAAGTACTGATTTAATTAGTTTACAGAACTTGTTAAATCAAAAATTAATAGAAACAGTTAAGCAAAATATGGGTACTGGAAATGACCGAAATGTGCTTAACTTAAGAACTGGTAGATTTGCTGAAAGTGTTAGAGTAGATAGATTAAGCGAAAGCAAACTAGGAGCAATAACAGCATTTTATAGTTATATGCGTAATCCTTATGCTACTTTTAGTAGCGGTGGTCAACAATCAAGACCTAGTAGTAGAGATCCTAAACTATTAATTTCTAAGTCAATAAGACAAGTAGCTGCGGAATTAATGATTACTAATTTAAGAAGTGTTAATGTATGAGTAAACGAACTCAAATTATAACAGCATTAGCCGAAGCGTTTAAAACAATAGATGGCAATACGCCCTATACAACTAATTTACAAAATCAAAGTTTTGCTAAATTAAAGTTTTGGGATGAAGTAAATGATTTCCCGGCCGTTTACTTGTCGCCTAGTAGTGAAACTCGGGAATATTTACCTGGAGAATTTAAGTGGGGTTTTTTAAGAGTTTGTGTAAAAGTATATTGTAAAGATGAAGAACTAGCACAACAGCAACTAGAAAGCTTACTTAGTGATCTAGAAATATGTATAGACGCTAATCGTAGACTGGTATACGACGCAAATAACAATTACGAAACCACAGAGATTTTAATAGATTCAATAACTACCGATGAAGGGCTACTAACTCCTTATGCTGTAGGCGAAATCTATTTGCAGGTTCGTTATCAAATTATGAATTAACAATATTTTATAGCCTAACGCAGATAAATATCTTGTAACAGCTAGAAAAATATTTCTTTCTAGAAAAAAAGGATAGAGTATGTCAGTTAATTTATTACGTAATAGTAAGGTGTTCTTTACTACAAATGTTGAACTTGTAGACCCTAATCGTGGACAAATTCAACTAGCCGGTCATACTAATGCAACAACATTTGAAATGCAAGTTTTAGATGACTTAAGTTTTAACCAAACAACAGCAGTAGAAACGATTGCTGTAAATGAAGCAGGTACAACACCTATTCGTGGACAGCGACAGTTTAATACTGCACTTAATCCCGTAGATTTTAACTTTAGTACTTATCTGCGCCCAGCAAAAGTAGGAACTGTTGGCGGTGTAGTTACTAAGGTCACAGCTATTATTGGTGGTCTTGCTTTTCGTAGCTGGGATAGTACTGTAGATGTATTAGATTCCACATTACAAACTACTTACAATAATGTTGACGGTATTACTGCAGGTCAAGCAATTGGTAGCGATTACGGGCCTAATACTAATGTTCAAGTAGCTTTACCAGCAGCTACAGGAGCAAAACCATTAATTTTAGCACCAATTTTTGGAACTGATAGTACAAAAACAACAACATATGAAAAATTAGTTGGTTTTAGAATTATAAATGGTGGTGAAGGTTACAGTACTTTAGGTACTGTAGCTGCTACAATTTTTGATCCAGATAGTGGTTCAGAAGGTACTTCTATTACTCTAAATATAGATACAGTATCAGCAGGAGGCAGTGGATACAAGACAACTTGTGAAGAAGCACATCTATGGAATGCTATGTTTAGCCCTGATCAACCTTATACTAGTGCAGCTAGTTTTACTAATCAAGTAAATGGTACAGATGGTGCTTTTAAAGAAGTAGCTACTTACGTAAATACACATCCAGCCAGAGTAGAATTAGGTAAAAGTAATAGTCACCAATTACAAAGATTTGGTATGGTTGTAGTATTTGATCAAAATACTTTCTTGCTAGATGATTGTTCTATTACTCAAGCTAGTATTGATTTTGGTATTGATCAAATTGCTACAATACAGTGGAGTGGTCAAGCCAGAGCTATTCGTAGAATACCCAGTCCTACAATTAATTTTCCAATTAGTGGTGGTGTAACACAAAGTGCTGGTACAGGTACATTTACAGCGCCATTAGGTGGCGGAATAAGTTTACTTGGAAACTTTCGTGGAAAAATTACAGATGCTCCATTTATCGCTAATAAACTAAGCACAGTTACTTTAGTTCAAAGCATTGGTAGTTTTGGTGGAGCACCTTTCTATACATTTGCTGGTAGTACAACACCTGGTGTTAAAAGCTACACAATTCCATTAACAGCAGGTAATATTACGCTACAAAATAATATTACATATTTAACTCCAGCTTATATGGGTGCAGTTAATCAAGCTGTTACTTATTTTACTGGTAGTAGAAATGTAACAGGTAGCTTAACAGCTTATTTACGTAGTGGAACTGGTACTAATTATTTTACCGCTGATTTATTCAGTGATTTAGTAGCAAAAATTAATACAGATAGTGACCCTGAATTTGCACTACAAGTTGAAATTGGCGGTAGAACTAACGCTACTAGAGTTGAATTAGCAATGCCAGCAGTTGTATTAACAATTCCAACTGTTAATGCAGAAAGTGTAATTACTAGTGCTATTAACTTTACAGCACAAGGTAGTGATCAAACCAACAAAGTCTTCAATATATTAGAAGATAATGAGATAATGATTAAATATTTTGTTTAATAACCTATACGGCTGGGAAACTAGCCGTATTTTAATATACTTAGATAACAATGTCCGATATTAGTTTAAAAAATTTATTAGTTCCATCAAAAGCGGTTGAAGTAGAGTTTCCTGGCATGCCTGGATTCTTTATTCATATAGCGTTTTTAGCAAGAGAAACACTTATAAATATTCGCAAGAAAGCTACTAAAACAACTTTTAAAAATCGTCAACCTCATGAAGAATTAGATGATGAGTTATTTTTACAATTATATGTAGAAAATGCTGTTAAAGGTTGGCGTGGTTTAAAAATTAGATATTTAGAAGAACTAGCACCAGTTGATGTTAGTAAGCTTGATCCAGAAGATGAATTGAACTATACTACTGAAAATGCTTTATATTTGATGAAAAATAGTAATAGCTTTGACAGTTTTATTAGTGAACAGGTAAATGATCTGGGAAACTTTTCCAAGAGCAAATCCTAGAAGTAGAAAAACAAGTTAAAAATTATTTACAAAATCGTCAAGCTGGAATGTCAAAGGAAAAATACTTTGATATGTGCGAACAATTAGGTACAATACCTATTGATAGTGAAATACCAGTTGAAATAGACGATTTACCATTGCAAGTGCAACAAACATTTAATGTTTATCATATGTTGCAAGATCAATGGGAAGGATTTGCTGGATTATATTTGGGAAAAAGTTTATTAGGTTTACAAGAGATACTAAAGTTTAATCAGTTAGAAGAAGATGAATACGGTCTTATATTACAGCTATTAAAAATGATAGATATAATAAGAACTGATATTATTAATACCGAAAGGGAGAAAAAGTCTGCAAAAAAGTAATATCTTTTGCAGACTTTTTTTATTGCTAAAAAAATTTTTTGATTGACATTTTGTTACCTTTATGGTATAATTGGTTTAATCGTATAATTATATCCGGTAAATACTTGGAGTAGGTATGGCAGGCAATACTATAGACTATAATATTAATGTTAGTGACAATGGATCAATTGATAAACTAACAAACAAAGCCAAGGAATTTCGTGGCGAAGTCACAAGATTACAAAATATTGCAGGTACCGGCACTAAATCCGGAGATCAAGCTATGCGCCGTTCTACAGCAGCACCAGGCGGTAGTAATTTAGAAGACTATACCACTGCTGGTGGAGTAACAGGTAGACGTGGGGCAGGTGCTCGTGATTTTGCAGCTGAATCAAAAGGTGTAGGTGGATTAGTTAGACTATATGCAGAATGGGCAGCAAATATTTATGCTGTAACTGCAGCATTTTCAGCATTGCAAGGTGCTATGCAAACTGAAATAATGATTCGTGGTATGCAACAATTAGGAGCAGCTACAGGAACTAGTTTAGTTGGAATGACAAAAGAGTTTGTTGCAGCAACAGATGGCATGGTAAGTTTTAGAGAAGCAGCAGAGGCTGTTACCAAAGTTACTACCAGTGGTATGGGCAAACAACAAGTTTTAGATATCGCTACAGTTGCTAAAGGGGCAAGCCAAGCTTTAGGTTTAAGTATGACTGATGCAGTTAGTAGATTGAGCCGTGGTATTACAAAACTAGAACCAGAACTATTAGACGAATTAGGTTTATTTACAAAATTAGATAAAGCCGTTAGCGATTATGCTCGTAGTGTAGGTAAAAGTGAAGGTCAATTAACAGACTTTGAGCGCCGCCAAGCTTTTGCTAATGCTGTACTAGAAGAAGGTAAGAAAAAATTTAGTGAAATTGCACAAGCAGGTAATCCCTATGATCAATTACTTGCTAATCTTAAAAATGTGGCTACTGATATATTAAATGTTGTTAATACTATAGTCGGACCAATAGCCAAATTATTGGCAGACAATACTGGTTTAATTACTGCTGCTATAGGTTTATTTGCCTTAAAAATTGTAGGAAAAGTTTTTCCTGTATTGAGTGATTATAGAGACAAACTAGACACAATTGCTAAAGAAACAAAAGATAGGGCTGCTAAAATTGCAACAGCTGCTGAAGAGCGTCAAGTTTTTGGTAAAACAGGGTTAGAAGCTAAGGCAGGAATTCCACAAGCAACAGAAGCATTAAAAGCAGCTAAAGCAAGAGAAGATGCAGCTAGAGAAGAATTAAATTTAACTAATAAACAAAATATGTCTTTAGCAGATAGAACTATTAAAGAACAAAAAATTAATAGTTTAATAAAAGACAGAATTGCTGCTGAAGTTGCATTAAAAGAAGCTGGTGAAAAAGTGGATAAATTAAGTTCTAGTCCTAGTACTTGGTCTCCTACTGCCGCTATGCAAAGACAAAGAGCAAAGGATGAAGCAGGTAGAGCCGCAAGAACAGGAATAGTAGCTGATGTTAGTAGAAAATTTGAAACAAAAGGTGTTAGAGAGTCATTTGCTTCTCTTGGAGATCAAGTTAAAGAAAATGCTGCTGTTTTAGGGGGTTGGGGCAGAGCAACTACTCGTGCAGCAGGTACATTAGCTATATTAGGTCAAGCTATTAGTCAAGTAGGTAGTTTTATATTTAGTAAATTACTAGGTCCAATAAGTGCAATAATTACTGTATATGAGATACTTAATGCATTATTTGATAGTAATGCTAAAGAAATGAGAAAGTTAAACGATAGTTTAGACCAACTTAGTGATGCTACAAAAACTGCTCTAGATACTAATGAAAAATTTAAAAATAGTATGAGCATAGATGCAGTACTTGCATATGCTAATACTTTAAAAGGTTTAGATGAAAATATACAAAATGTAGTTAAAAGCTTTAAAGATACTAAAAAAGCAGAAGGTTGGTGGAATACTGTTATTAATGTTTTAAAAGATATAACACCTGGATTTGATAGTGTAGAAGAAGCAACTAGTGAAGGTTTAGGTAAAGCATTAAGCGCTGGATTAAATAATATTAAATCTGAACCTTTAAAACAACAGTTAACACAAAAATATAAAGATATATTAAAGATAGATAGCAAAACTCCATTAACAGCTAAAACTATGGAAGATGCTTTAAATAAATTAGATGGTTTTGGCAAAAAATCAGCAGCAGAATATCAAAAAGCTCTAGATGATCTATCTATAGCACAAAGCGAAGCAAATAAGCAAGTACAGGAATATGCACTATATTTACGTGGATTAACTGATGCAGGAGATCTAGCAACTAAAAGTACCCAAAGCTTTATGAATAGCTTAAAAGATAGTAGTCCAATGGGTCAAATGCTTCAAAATAACATAAAATATTTAACACAATTAAATAGTGCACTATCTTCTTCAGATTTTAAATCGCAAGCAGCTGCAATGGATGCTATTTCTAGAGTAGATTTTGCTGGTACATTTGGTGCTGGAGCAGTTGAAGCGGCTAGATTAAGTGATGAATTTCAAGAACAAAAACCTTTAATTGATGCTGTTAACGCATCTTTGCAAGACCAAAAGAAAACATTAGAAGAGCTTCAACAAGGTAGAAAAAATGAGTGGTATCAATTTGGACCCGAAACTAAGGAAGGTGCTGCTGAAAGAAAAGCAAAAATCGCAGAAACTCAAAGTGTTATAGATGCTCAAGAGCGGATAATAAATCAGTTTGAAACTAGATTTAGAGAAATGGCAAAAAGAATTACTGAAATTACTGGTCAAGCAGCTAGTCAAATGGCAGAAATAGCTTTAAATAAACATAGGATAGAATTAGCAAAAATAAAAAATGATCTGGAAAGATTTGGATTAGGCTTAGTACCAGTAAAAACTGAATCTAATTTGCGTGCACAAGCCCAACTAGAGAAACAATCAATTCGTTTAGAGGCTCAGCTTGTTAATTCTCAAAATGATTTAGCTAATAGTTTAGACAGATTACGTATTGAAATTGAGCTGCAGCGTACTGAAGATAAAATACGCGCTCTTGAAGCCAAAGGAGAGATGAGAACTGTAGATGCTATGGCTAGTGGTAAAGGATTAACTTCTAAATCTGGTGAACTAGACATGCTTTATCAAAGTAGAGATAGAACTCAAAAAGCTGTAAAAGCTCTTTCTAGTAACTTAAGTGCTCAAGAGATGCAAGGCTTACTAACCACATATCCAGAATTAAGCGATGCTTTTAACAGAAAACTAAAACAAGTAGAAGCACAAGCTAAAGCTAGTGCTGATCAAGCAAAAGTTGATGCAAAAACTGCTGTAGAAATTATTAAAGTAAAAGCAGAAGAAGCTAGAGCAGATATTGCATTTGAGTTAGAAAAAACTAGTAGAATTATTTCACAAATAGGTAGTGATACTCCAGAAAAATTACAAGCACAAATTGATTTTTCTAAAGATCAGTTAGCAAAAAATTTAAAAATTCTAGAAAATAAACGAAAAGAATTTTTAGATCAAGTTGATGTTGCTCAAGGATTAACAAAAGCAGATCAAACGGAGACAAAAAATAAAATTAACTTAGAGTATGATAGGCTAAAATTTTTAGAAGAAGATAAAAATTTTAGTGAAAATTTAAATAGATTATCTCAACAAAGAGTAATGTCTACAAAAGAAACTAATGACTTACTTATAAAAAGATTAGAGTTACAAAAACAACTAATACGTGGAGACTCATTAGAAGCATTTGATCAATTAGCTGCTAAAAATAAAGAAATATTAAGATTACAACAAGAAATGGAACTAGTAGATGCACAGGAAGCTAGTATAAAATCAACAGCTCTTCTAGCAAAATTTCGAAAAGACAATGAAAAAGAATTAGCTAATGAGTATTATGTAGATCCAGAAAAAGTAGCACAATTAAAAAGTTTAACAGCTAACGTCACATCTGATGAAAGACGTGTTAGAAACTTAATGTCTATACAAGGATTAACAAGAGAAGTTGCAGAAGATGGAGAAAGATATGAGCGCACTACTAAATTAATAGCTATTAATGAAGCTCAACTTCAAGCACAGTCACAATCTAGAATTATGGTTGAAGAAAGAAATTTTGCAATTAAAGAACAAGAGCTAAGATTAGAAGAAACCAGCTTAGGCATTCAAGGTCAATTAGGCACTTTAGTAGGAGACGAACTAAAATTAGCTGAAATGAGTTTACAATTTCGCAGAATAGACCTACAGCTAATGTTAGATCAAAAACGAGCACTTGAAAATTTAGCTACAGCACAGCGTGCACTAAAAGAAGCCGAACGTCAAGCAGGAACAACACAGGATGAACTTGGGATTGAAATGCCTAATACTACTGCAGGGGTAATTAAAGCTCAAAGTGATGTTACTCAGGCAGAAAATACTATTAAAAATCTTGGTGAAACAGCAGAAAGAACAAAAGATCAATTGCGAGCAGCATTTGTACCAGACTTTATTACAAAATTTAGTGAAACTTGGAATAGTGCATTCGATAAAATGACTGATGCATTTATGAATTTTATAAAAACTGGAAAACTTAATTTTAAAGATTTAACACTATCAATTCTACAAGATTTTACTAAAATGTTGCTTCAAATGGCTATTAAACAAGCTGCAGCTGCTACATTAAAAGCGGCATTAGCATTTCTGGGCTTTCCAATGCCATTTGCCAAAGGCGGTACATTTGGAGAAGGTACAAGTACTGGTGGAAGTTCTTTTAATAGCTATGTAGATGCAGGTGGTTTTGCTAAAGGCGGTATGTTTGGTTCAAATATGCAAGCATATGCTATGGGAGGTGCTTTCGGTAAGGGAATGGAAGCCTATGGAAAAGGAGGAGCTTTTAGTTTACCTGGATATGCAAAAGGCGGAGCATTTACAAATAATATAGTTGAAGCACCTACAGTTTTTAAATTTGCAAAAGGTGGTGCTCCAGATAACTTAGGAGTTATGGGAGAAGCAGGACCAGAAGCAATAATGCCATTAAAACGTATGAGTAATGGCAATTTAGGTGTAGAAGGTGGTGGTAGTGGAACAACAGTAGATATTAAAATAAATAATTATACTGGTCAACAAGCAACCACAAAAGAAACAACAGATAGTAGAGGAAATCGCAGTATACAAGTAACTATTGGAGATATGTTAAGCGGAGAAGTAGCTAGAAATAATAGCAATATGCAAAATTCAATAGGTAGCACATTTGGTGTACGACCCCAGTTAATTAAGAGGTAATAATATGCCAGGAGCAGTTTATAGCTGGCCTTTGGAACTACCTACTTGGCCACAAGTAGGTTTCCAAGAAGATATAAGAATGAAAATTCTTAGAACTCCTATGGACAAAGGCATATCAAAATTACGTACTGATGGAGTTGTTCATACAACACTAAAAGCCACATATTTCTTAGAAGACTATCAAGTATTAGAATTAGAAAATTTTATCTATAATGAAATAAAAGGTACTCTTAGATTTAGTTGGGCCCATCCAAGAACTTTTCAAAATGTAGAAGCTAGAATTATTCCTAATAATGGTAAAAGTTATATTGATATAGGTTATAAATTAGACAAATACTTTACTACTTCTATTAGCTTACAAGTTATGCCAGAGTTTACTAATGCTGATGCAAATAACTCAGTATTTGGTCAAGCAAGTAGTCCTCCATATACATGGCCTAATACTTTGCCAGCTTTACCATTACGTGGTTATAGTGAAACAGGCAATTTAAATATTACTAGAACCGAAGATGGAATGAAACAACGTAGATTAGGCGAATTTCCAGGAACTTTAGATTTAAGCTATACTTTAACGGGTACACAAGTAGATACTTTAATAAATTTTTTAACTGTTACTTTAAAAGGAACTAGAAGATTTAACTTTGTTCATCCAAGAACTGGAGAAACAGAACAAGTTAGGGTAGTGGATAATGGCGGAAGTATATGCAGTATTACTCATGTAGGTACTGGATCAGGCAGTACTAATATTACACATTTAAAAAATACTAGTTACTATACAGTTGGTTTAAATTTAGAGATTATAAGATGAGTAGATTAAATTCATTAAGTGCAGCAGCTATAAAAGCACTATATTCTGCCGATGCAGATGATACTTTAATAGTTCTAATTACAATATATGATCCTAGTGATGATACAGAACCAGTTGTTAGATTAGCAGATAATTATACTACTTATTTTAATGCTCCAGCAATCATAGGTAATACAAATGTAAATAGAATAGTTTCCGCTCCCGTAGGAGCAGCAGCTTTTCCACCTATAGAATTAGAAACAGACGGTGAAGATATAATTTATGGTGTAATAGGTCCTGGTAGTGAAAAGTATATATTCTTACCATTAACTATTACACTACCAGACGAAACTGCAGGCCAAAGTCCAAAATGTGTTTTAACTCTATATGATGTAGCAGGATATTTAACTCCACTAATTCGTGAAGTTTATGGTCCCCCACTAGTAAAATTACAATTAGTATTAGCTAGTAATCCTTCCCAAGTAGAAATTACTTTTACAGATTTTTTTCTTACAAATATAACATATACCAGAGAATCTATACAAGCAGAATTAAATATGATAAACTTGGATAGAGAACCATTTCCTCAACATCAATTTACACCAGCTTATTTTCCAGGACTATTCTAATGTGGGCAAATAAATATATCGGAATACCTTATAAAGATGGCGGCAGAGATATTGACGGCTTAGATTGCTGGGGATTAGTTCGTCTTGTTTATAAAAATGAATATAATATAGACTTACCAAGTTTTAATAATGAGTATATTATAACTGATAGAGAGCGTGTAAACGAACTATTTAGTCAATATAGAGAAGGTTGGGCTATAGAAGATAGTCCTAAAGAAGGAAATGTAGTATTACTACGTTTATTTGGTGAAGAATCTCATGTTGGTGTTTTAATTAATAGTAAACAATTCTTACATGTAAATCATAAAACACCAGCAGCTATAGATAGTCTAGACAGTATTCGTTGGCGTAATAGAATTGTTGCTTTTGGTAGTTATAAACCAGAGAATCAAGTTATATTAAATGGTAGACCACATCCTCTTAAAACTCAAAATTTTTCTTTACCAATAAATCCTGGTACTAAATTAATAGAATTAGTTAAGATAATTAGTCAAAAATATAATGTATCAAAAGAATTATTACAAAATTTATTAATTATAGTAAATGGACGTATAATTGATAAAAATAACTGGGAATACTACTCTGTTCAAATGGGCGACAGAATAGAATATAGAGCACTTCCACAAGGTGCTGTTGCTAGAGCATTTGCATTTATTGCTTTAATAATTATAGCACCTTATTTAGCTGGAGTACTTCAATACGCCGGATTAGCTATGGCTGGTAGTGGTCTTGGACTTGGTGCTGCTCTTGGTGCTGGTGTAACTGCTATGGCAACAGGATTTGCTGCATATGGTTTTGTAGGTTATGCTTTAATGGGAGGCATATTACTTGCTGGTAGTTATTTAATTAATGCTATAGCTCCAGTAAGACCCCCAGCTGAGGCAAAAGATCCAGGTCAAGCCGAACAGCAGATGATTGCTACGGGAGTACAAAATCAGCAATTAAGGTATGAAACAATACCTATTGTACTTGGTAAAATGAGAATTACTCCTCCATTAGGTGCTCAAAATTTTATTACCTATCAATCAGAAATTGATACTTATTTAAGTTTATTTTTATGTTGGGGATATGGACCGCTAGTATTAAATACAAATACTCTTAGAATAGGTAATATTTCAATAGATAATTACACAATAGATGCTATAGAACATTTAGATATTAAAATTAATGACTATGATTCAACAGTATCTCCTCCAATTGGAGGAGGAACATATTATACTAGTAATGGCGATCAAACACGTTTTGACACTATATATGGTAATGACATTGTACAAGTATTTAAAAATTCAGAAATCATAAACTTAGGCCATCCGGATTCTCCTGCAATAACAACTTCTGCTGTTGCTCCAACAATTGAAGTTGCTATTCCATCACTTGGTAGCACTGATACGCCATATAATAGTATAGAAATTGCATATCATTTTCCACAAGGTATGCGTAAAATTAAAGCTAAAGGTGAAAATGCTGGAGAAGATTACTCAGTAGATAGTCAAGGACCACTAGTACGTACTGAAATTAAATATGGAAGTAGTGGTACATGGACTCTTCTTTCTGAGGAACAGTTTGGTAATATTGGTAAAAAGAAAGATGCTTTTACACTGACAAGAACTTATACAGTTAATACTAGGGATAGTATTACTATAAGAGTACAAAGATTAACTGGTGGAGCAAGTGATCCACCTAATCCTGGTGATACCTCTTTTGCAACATTGACAGCTGCATCAGGACAATGTGTAAATGTTGAAGATTATGAAGGTACTGAGACATATGATGCTGGAGAGGGGATAGCATATTCTTTTTTTAGATGGATGCAGAGAGATGTAGTAAGAGCGGAAACTAATCAACAAGCTTGTATAGCTGCTGGAGGAGTTTGGCGTACAAATTATGATAGTGACAATGAAAAAGCTAAAGAATGGCGGTATGCTACACAAGTAAATTTACTTAGTTTAACAGGAAGACGTCAAGCTAAAGCTTTTAATGCTCCTTTAAATACTAATATATCTAGAACAGCAATTAGATTAAAAAGTAGTAGAGAAATAAATGGGCAATTAGAAGGAATAAATGCAGTAGTTCAAACTGTAGCAAGAATATGGAATGGAACAGATTGGAATACTTTAGCAGGTACAAGTAATCCAGCTAGTTTATTTATTCATGTATTAATGAGTCCAGCAAATCCCAGAAAAATATCTTCTGCTGAAATGGCTAACAGAATTAACTTAGCTGAATTAGGCGATTGGTACACATATTGCGAAACACATAACCCAAAATTTACATATAATGCACTAGTAAATGGAAAAACAAGCGTACTAGATGTTCTAAAAGATATTTGTGCAGCTGGTAGGGCAAGCCCTACACAAATTGATGGAAAGTGGACAGTTACTATAGATAGAGTAAAACCAAATATTATACAATATTTTAGTCCACATAATAGTTGGAACTTTGAAAGTACTAGAAATTTAAATAAAGTACCAGATGGTTTACGTATTACCTTTAATGATGAAGCTAGTGATTATCAGCAATCTGAACATATAATATTTAAATCTGGAAAAAATAGAAATAATAGTGAGTTATATGAAACAATAAGTTTACCTGGTATTACAAATAGTAGTTTAGTAGAAGATCATGCTAGATGGCATATTGCTCAAGCTATATTACGCAGAGAAATTTATAGTTTAAATACAGATATGGAATACTTAGTGTGTAATCGTGGCGATAGAGTAACTGTAGCTCATGATGTACCTATGTGGGGTTTAGGAAGCGGCAGAGTAAAAAATGTATTATCTAATACTTTATTAGAAATAGATGATCCAGTATTAATAGACCCTACTATTAATTATATAATTAGAGTAAGAAATTCTACACAAACACCTTCAACAATAACTGGTTCAGCAGGTCCAGCAGGTTTAGAATCAACTATTAAAAAATCTGGATTTGTGTATAGTGCTGCTAATAGGGATATAGCAGGAGTAGTTACGCTTACAATATCTAGCATAGATCCTAATCCATTTAGTGTTGATGATCTATTAAGTGTTAGTGGAAGTTTAGGTGGTAATATTAGAGTAAGCGAAATAGGTGTTGGATTTATTAAATATGAAACTACTACTTATACTGTAGCTACTAGTGCTGGTGGTACTATAGCTCTTGCAAAAGGTTTATTTAAAAAACTAACGCTTGATACAGCTATATCAAATATAGCACAAACAGATCTATTTTTAATCGGTAATACTACACAAAAAACAAATGATTTAATAGTATTAGGTATAGAAACAACCAGTGGAAAAACAGCAAAAATAGCTTTTACTGATTATGCTTCAAATATTTTTACTGACTATAAAAATGAAACAGAAGCTTTAATATTTAACACTAATATTACTCTTCCACCAGGTTTATCAGGTTTTGAATTAAAAGATAAACCAACTGTAACAGAAGTTATAAGTGATGATAGAGTATCTATTTTACTTGCAAATAATATATGGAAATATAAGCTAAGAATAGTTTATAGTAATTTTATTTTAAGTGATAATACAACTACTAGTCATACAGGCTCTAGTTCTAGAGCTATAATACAATATGTAGAGTGTGAATATGCTACAGTAGGTACTGCATCTAATGAAAGATCTATAAGAGTTCCTTATGAACAATTAGTTGTAGATATTGATGATGTTCAAATAGGAGAAGAATATAAAGCTAGACTTCGTTATATTACTAGAAACGGTGTTGCTGGTCCATGGACTTCTGTAATTACTGCTACTACATTTCCACAAATGAAAATTGTTGGCAGAGATACTAACTATGGAGAAATTGATGAATTAGTAGTTAATCATGATGGTAGATATTTAGAAATTACTCCAGTTACTGTTCCTACTCCTAAAGATTTTAGACATTATGAAGTAAGAGTTTGGAAAAATTCATTACCAGGTACTACTAGCGGAGATTTTTGGGATGATACTACTTTTGAAGGAACTTTAACAGCAGGAACTAATACTATATCTGTATCTAGTGGAAATACTGCTTTATTAAGAGTTGGAAAAATTCCTCAAAAAATTAGAGGAACAGGAAGTTTTGATACAACAGCTACAGTTACTGGCGTAACTTCTACTACTGTAACTATGAGCAGTAATAATTCAATTACTGGAACAATTGTATTTACCTTAGATAAAGGAGTAATGGGACTAGGTACAAGTACTGGTACATATAAGCAAGATTTAATTAATTTTGATCGACCCAGATTAAATCAAGCAGGTGTAAAATATAGAATAAATTCAAGAATAGTATCTACTACTAATACTTATAGTAAATATTCTGGAATCAATAATATAGTTTTAGGCAATATAGCACCAGGACCAAGTACAGTAAAACCTGAAATAGGTTCCTATTCCTTAGAGATTACAAATCCAACACAAGGATTAATTAGACGTAGTGATGCAGCAGGTATGCGAGTTTATATGAGTGATCAATCTGGATTTACTCCAAATAATGATTACGCAGAATTAGTAGGTAGTATTAGTGGAACTACTTTAACGGTAACTAATGTAACTAGCGGCAGATTAGCTCCTGGAGCTGTACTACAAGGTGCAGGAATAGGCCCAAGATATTCTGGATATACTGGAACTATAGTATTACAAACCTCTAATAATGTTAGTACTGGCACTTTAGTAACAACTACCTCCAGAATAATATTAATTACAGGCTTAAATACTGTAAATAATTTAAGACCAGGACAATATATTGAATTAAATACTCCTAGTACAGGTAGTTTTGGTACAGTTTCAGGATCTCCAGCACTAGCAATAATAGATACAATAGATAGCTCTTCTCAAATAAGTGTTCGTACACAAACAAATAATAATAGTGCACTAAGTGTTGCAATAACTCCACCAACAGTCGGAGCAATAACTTTTAGTATATCTTCAGGTATAGCTAGTTTTTCTGATATATCTGTCAGTATATTAAGCGGTCCAATTCTTACAACTGGTGGCTCAGGAACTTATACTGTTAGTGTAGCACAAACTGTACCAGCAGGTACAGTTATAAAAGCTTTTTCTAATAGAGTATATGATGGAGAAAGTTTTACAGCAAATATTTCTAATGTATATCCTGAAAAAAAGTTTTATTATAGACATGCTGTATTAAGTTTATTAGCAAAAACACCTAGTCCTGTATATTTAGAAGATTATTACTATAGTGATGAAAAAGAAATTACAGTTTATAGTTCAGAGGCGACAGTAGTAGATAATATACCTCCACCAACTCCTACTGGCATTACAGTAGAAGCAGGAATGACAAATATTTTTATTAAATTTGAAAGCAGACCCTACTATAATTTAAGTAGGAATACTGATGATTTAGTAAATAGTAGTTCTTCACATAAAGCAACTGTAATGTATATGGTTCCAAATAGAAATACTTCAGATGTGATGACATTTGAGAATATTATTGCTACTGGTACTGCAGAAGTACATTACTTATCTGGTGAGCAAGAATATTTTACAAGTATTCCAGCTCAGCCAGGTACTATTTATTATATTTGGTTTAAAAACCAAAGCAAAGCCGGTATATTTAGTATAGGAGCATTAGGACCGTTTATTGTAGAAACTGGTATTGATATAGAAAAATTACTTCATTCTTTGACCGGTAAATTAACAGCGGGCCAGTTATACGGTCTATTAGGTAGTCGTATAAATGAAATAGATAGAGGTGATAGTCCAATAGCTACAAAAGTAGACCAATTAGAAGGACAATATACTGTTAAAATAGATAATAGTGGAAATGTTGCCGGATATGGCTTATCTAGTACTGGTACTGGTCTTAATCATGCCGAAAGTCAATTTGGAGTTCGCGCCGATTATTTTTGGGTTGCTCCAGTAAGTCACGTTAGTGATACTGAGCCTGCAGCTAGCGATAGATATAAAGGATATGTTTGGGTTGATACTTCTGCTGGTAGTGTTGATAAAGTCGGTGCAATAACTGGAACTAATTTTTATGTTAATACATATAAACCAGATATTCATAATAGTAGCGTATTTCCTAATTCTACTAGTTTACACTATTGGAAAGAATATACTAGTGAAGAACTAAGCAGAAGAACAGGGTTTAGATGGAGAGGAATTTGGAGTCCTGCAACAGATTACCAAAATAAAGATATTGTAGAACAATCTGGTACTGGTAATATCTATTGGTTTTCGGCTACAAATTCTGTTTTTGGAAACCCTGTATTAACAAATACAACTTATTGGACACAATTAGTTCCAAATACTGGTTTAACTGGTACAACTCCAGATAATTTAAAATATAAAGATTTATGGATACCTAATAGAAGATATGATTTAAAAGATATAGTTAGAGTAGGAGGTCAGTTTTTTGAATGTATAAAAGCTTATGATCCAATTAGATTAACCGCTATGTCAACTACAAAACCACCCAAACCAGGAACTGATGGGGCGGAAACAAGTAGTACTGCTGTTCAATCAGCTTTAGATAGTACAACAGATGGGCATAGATTTACATGTACTGGATTAAGTGCAGCACCTACAGCCGGTACCACTGTATATGTAATTGATGACGGTACTAATACTTATAATGACTTTATTGGTTATAGTTATAATAAAAAAGGAACATTTTATTATGTCATAGGTACTCCAGCACCTACTAATACAAGTTTTTCACTTAGCACTAGATTAAATGGTCCTGGAATTGTTACAAAGGCAGGTGGAACAACTAGGTATTGGGTTAGAAAAACTGTTGCTGAAAGCGGACCAGATCCTAGTATACCAGATGAAGCAATAGATCTAGTAAATGATTTTAAGTGGACAACAGATGCAACTAGAGTACCATTTCCATTTGTGGTAGTTACACAACCTTTAACCGAAGTTCAAAATAATGGTGTAAAACAACCAACTGGTGTATTTATTGATTCGGCGTTTATTAAAAATGCTAGTATTACTAATGCAAAAATTGCAAATGCCGCTATTGATAATGCTAAAATTGCTAATTTAGATGCAGGTAAAATTACTACGGGTTATATAAATGCTGGTAGAATAGAAGCAGGATCAATTGATGCTGCTAAAATTACTGCTACGCAATTAGATGCAATAAGTGCTAATTTAGGTACTGTAACTGCTGGTATAGCCAGAAGTAGTGATAACAAAATGATTATTGATTTTAATTCAAAATTTATTAGAATAGATACAGGAACATAATAAAATGTTTGGAGAAGAAATTCCTACATATATGTATACAAGATTGCAAGAAACAGGTAAGTTATATATTTCTAACAATCAAGGAAAACCACAAAGTAATTCAGAATTAGTTGAAAATAGTACACTTATATTATTATATAGATCAAATAATAATGTTTATGAATTATCTGATATTGAAAGAGAAGAAATGAATACACTAAAATTACCTATACTATGTGTAGGTAATTTTAGAAGACTTAGTAATATTTTTATACCTGATAGATATGCAGAAAATCATGGGTACTTAAACAGAATTTATATATGCGGTGTATTCGATACTTTTACATTAGTATCAGACTATTTTAGACGAGAATGGAATATTTGGATAGCAGATGACCTAGATCATCCAAAATCTACTTATCTTGATTCTAACGGTCAACCTATTGAAGAAATAGGAATAGCAATTTCATATAGTTCTGGCATACAAAAACATGATGTAATTACTTTTAGTTTACAAGATGAATCTATGGGTCAGCCTGATCATATGGCAGTTTATTTGGGTAATAATAGAATTATGCATCAATATTTGGATAGATTTTCATGTATAGAAGAATTAAGTATTTATATGAAAACAAAAATATTTGCAGTTTATAGATCTCCACAAGTTCATAGATTAATAGCAGCTAATGGTGATCACGTTACGTTACAGTAGGTTAGAATGGTTGAAAAAACTACTTTTTTTACAGGATTACTTAATGTAATACCTTCTCCTTATGACTTAGGCAAATGGCTTCAAGCATTGCCGGCAACTGGCTGTGTATTGGCAAGAGATCCATTATTAAAAACTAGAAGTCCTAGTAAAGGTGTACCATTAAAAATTACAACAACATCTGCTAGTTCTTATGTAGATATTCCTACAAATTTATACAAAAGTTATAATGGCGATTTTTGGGAAGGTTCAGTATATGTAAGTACAAACACGTCAACACCTACTAATATTAAAATAGGTTTATATATTACTGACTATAATGGATCAGTTTTACAAACTGCTGAAACTACTTTGGTTGTAAGTAACCAATGGATAAAAAGAACATTTTTTATTACTAATACAAGTACCGATGCTCCACCACCTAGTGTAACTAATGATGGAAATCCTAATCAAATTAGAATAAAAATATTTGGTCCTACTGCAAATGGAGTACAAGTTTGGTTAGATGATTTAAGATTACACAGAAATGAAACTGTGATGAGTATATTTAAATCAACACCTACACTTGATGGAGATCACCCACTAAGAGATCCATTTAGTTATTATGAAAATATGTATTTTGATACTAGATTTGATTATTTTAATATACCCGGTAACATTACTTATAATAGTATTACTGTAACTTTGCCGTATAGACCTAATCAAAAGATTAAAAAGAGAAAAAAACCAGGTAGGACAAGAAGAAAACGTTGGGTAGATGTTCCTATAAGTGGTTATAGTAAAACAACTGGATTAGCTCATAATTTAGGAAAAATACCAATTGCTATAACCTATGAACCAGGTGGAGCATATTTTGGAGGTTCAACTATAATACAGTCAGTAGGCACCGGCAGTTTTAGAACTGCTTGGGTAACTACTGATGAGAATAATTTATATATAAATGAAAGATGGTATACTGTATTTAATCCACTACCTGCAATAACTATAACATTAGATTGTTATATATTTAATGAACCTGCTAGTGTAATTACTACAGCACCGGCCGCACCGGTATATGAACCAGGACAACCTTTAGTAATAGGTACTATAGCAGGAGACCTTGCAACTAGTTCTGATGGACAAACTAATGATTGGAAATCTAGATTAGAAGGAGCTAGTATTGTAGATGGTGCTTCAACACAGTATTTATATAATATTGTTTCATTGTTTTATTTAAATGGAAAATATTACGCCTATCATAGAGAAGCAGAAGGGCCATTAGTATTACCAGATGGTTCTGTACAATTTGCAAATGAGTATTGGTCTGGATGGACTAGTGATAATCGGGCTCTTGGATGGAGCAGTTTAGATAATACACTAGTACCACCATTGCAAGAAGCTATGATGGTACCTGGTAGTACCACTGATGCTGTTGGTATAAGTATAAGTGAAAGTTTTCCAAAAAGTCTTATTGAAGTTTATGGAGAGCCTGCCGATCCCACCGATCCAAATAGTACAGAACCTTTTTTAGGCTATGGTACGCAACAACCACTGCCTTATAAAGTATATACTAGTAGTAATAAAGGAGAGACTTGGACTCAAAGAGGAACTTTACCAAGTTCTGCTCCTAATATTTATGGTAGTGGAGGTGCGGGAGTAGCTTGTACATCTGGAGGAAATGCAGTTGCTGTAGGTTGTATGTTGGGTGGAGAAAGTGTAGAAAAAGTAAATATTATAGGTACTTGGGATAAATTTGATAATGAAAATTTTACACCAAAAACAGTTAGTATAACTTTTAGTGCTCCAGAAATACCAGGGGGTATAACTGCAACTGGACAGCCTATAATTGATAAATATCAGAAATTAGTTGGAATTAGTATGACTAATAGAGGAAGTGGTTATATTCAACCACCTACTATTACTATAACTGATACTGATACTACTCCTAATCCAGGAACAGTAACAGTAACAGCAAATAATACAAGAACAGTAGCGCCGGTCTATGATGGATTTGGAAATTTGGTAAGTCCAGAACAAAAATTTTGGAAAGTAGGTTCAGCAACAGCCAGCGGAACTAGTGGTTTACATAAAAGAACAACAACCATAACTTTTAGTAATGGTGCTACTGCAAATCTTACATTTAATAACGGACAAGTAACAACAATAAGTATAACTAATACTGGAAGTGAAGTAGGACCTTCAGCTTCAGCACCTACAATTACAGCAACAATTTCAGATACAGATGATGGTACAGAAGTTTTAGGAACAGCTGTAGCAGTTTTAACTAGTGGCAGATGTAAAAAACCTACAGCAGCTTATTCCACAGATTTTGGATTAACCTGGAATGCTTCTACACTACCAACAGTAGATTTTGGTGGTTTATGTGATGTTGAATATGCTTCGGCAGGAGGTTTTGTAGCAGTAGGACAAAATAATTTAATTTTAAAATCTAGTAATGGTAGTAGTTGGACCAATGTATCTCCAAGTAGTTATAGTAAACAAACACATTGGCAACGAGTAATTTATGCAAAAAGTAATTATTTTTGTTGCGGATTTAATAACGGATCATCATTTATAATTAAATCTAGTGATGGTAGTAGTTGGTCAGAAGTATTTAATATTTCTAACGTTTGTTTACAGGATATAGCACATTATATTTTTGAGGGTAAATTAATTGCCGCAGGCGGAGAAGCAGGATTTTTAGAAGAAACTTTTTCAGGTCCTAATGTTGTTTATCCTGGAGAAGCTTGTTGGCTAAAAATAACTGGTGCTAAACCAGGAACTATAATTAGTATAACGGGTTCGGAGGCAGCAGCAAGTTATAGTAATAGTGCTACTGTAGACAATAATGGTGAAGTACTACTAGGAAACCTGGCAGGAAGTTTTAGTTTAGGTACTTTAGGTGCTACAAATAATTACACATATAGTTTTGTAAGTCCTATTACATTTAATACTATTACTCATACAGTTAGATATGTAGAACAAGTAAGTAATAGTATTTATACTTCTCCAACTTCTAATTCTAGTGATTATACAAATACAACTGGATATTGGACAGAAGCCGCTAGATATAAACCAAATGAGGCACCAGTATCACGAACAGCTAATATTGGAAAAACCTATATTACTAGTGATGGAAATTCTTGGACTAATATAGTTAATGGACCTACTAAATATATAAATAGGATAATAGCTTCATCGGATTATATACCTTAAAAAGAGAATAAATATATGTACATAAGTTTTGAAGAAGATAAAGTTATAGTTGAAAGAACTAAGGGAGTAGTAGATGCTACTATATTTAATAGTAGTAATAAATATATGTATAAAGATATTACATCTACTAAACCAATAAAAATTGTTACTGGCCCAACACTATATAATGGAATTAATGGTAGTGGTAAACCACAATTAAAATATGTTACACCTTTATTAAGTGTTCAAATTTCTGATAATGGAGAACCAGCTGGAACTGTTGTGCCATATTTTATTCACTTTGATATACAATAATGGGCTTAATAATTAAAGATAATATAGTAGAAATCAAAGATACTAGCAATAATTTAAAGTTTAGTACTAATAGATTATTATCCAGCATAATCTTTAGACAAAGTGGAACTATAAATGTAACTGATTTCAACTATCAAGCTCCTATTATAGTTAAAGAACATCCTGCAATTGTAGATGATCCAGAAAAATTTTTTATGTTTATTAGTCTTAATATTTATGGTGGAGATATTAATAGTCAAGCAGAAACTATTAATGGATCTGGTTCTGTATTATTAGCCGCTTATAAAGATAATGATGGATATTTATCTGGTTCAATGATTTTAGATTTTCAATCAACTCCTGGTATATTATATGCTAAAATTACTAAACATGTAATAGGAGGAGCAAAAATTGATTATACTGGTCAAAACTTTGCTGATGGTCCAAATATATGGATTAATTATGCAATACAATATTGTAGATTTGCTAGCTCAATAGTACCACAAGTAGAACCTCTTGAACGATTTACAGCTAACTTATTATTAGTAGGGGGAGGTGGCGGAGGTGGCGGAGGTTCTCATGGAGTAGGTGGTGGCGGAGGTGGGGCGGGAGAATTTAAAGAAATAAGCTCCACATTAGAAGTCCAAAGAACTTATGATATATATGTAGGATATGGCGGAGCCGGCGGTGGTAATCTTAGAACAGATGGACATGGAGTAAGAGGAGAACATACCAGATTTTATAACTATACTGCACTAGGTGGAGGTGGAGGTGGTAATGGTAGTTCAGGTGGCTACTATCCTGGTCAAGGTGGTTCCGGTGCCTTTGGAAGTGGTAGTGGTGGAAGCGGAGGAGATCAGTATTGGGCAGATGGTGGTGCTGGTAGCAATCCGTCTCTTAGAGTTTTCTATAGTTTTCTTGTAACAGATAATGCAAATGCTCCTACTTTAGCCGGATCCTCTGGTGGAAGTACTAATATAGAATTAAAAGACTACTATTCAAGTATTGCTGGTACTATACTTAATCCAGCTGTGCCTGCTGGAAGAACCAATGCAGGAGGAAGAGGAATTTGGATGAATGGTGGGGGTGGAGGTGGTGCAGGTAGTGCTGGTGTAGATGCTCAAATACCTATAAGTAAAGATAGATTTAATCTTTATGATAATTTTGGAGGATTAGGTGGATCAGGATATCCATCTAATATTACTGGTACTAGTCAAATATATGCAGCAGGTGGTAGCGGTGGTACATCTGGAGGCGCTCGTGGTATTAGTGTAGATAGTATAGGCGGAGAAGGGGGGTCTACATATGCTCCTATTGGGGGTAATGCTGTAATTAATACAGGTAGTGGTGGTGGCGGAAAAGGTACAACTACTATAGTAAATGAAATTATTTCAGGATGGGTTAAATCTTCAGGCACAACTTTAATGGGTACTACTGCTAGTGGGGGAGTATTATCAACTTTGATTAGAACAGCGTTTACTGTTGATTTATCTGTAAACGATGTAATATTAGTAGATAATCAACAAAGAACTATTACAGCAGTAACAGATAACTTTACAGCAACTGTTGATAAACCTTTTGATCCTCCAATAACAACGCCGTCTTTATTAGCTAATCTAACTAGAGGTGCTGGATTCGTAGGAGGAAATGGTGCTAGTGGTGTTTTTGTTTTAAAAATACCAAATACTTATACTGCTAATTTTACAGATGGAGTAGTATATCAACATATTACTAGTGTAAGCGGATATAATATATATAAAGTAACAGAAACTAAAACAATCTATGAAACTGTTACAATAGTAAAATAGGAAATAAAATGGGAATTAAAATAGTATCTTTTGGTAGTGATAATATATCGGGTAAGACAGAAGTAACAGTACAATTACTAGAACGTAACGGTAATTTGACAAGAGTCAAAGATACTTATACACTACTTGTAGATGGAATATTTCTAACTATTAATCAAGGATTTTTAGAAGTTTTATATGAGAAATTAAGAGAATATGGTATAGAGCCATTTCCTGAAAAACTTTAAAACTTCTATAATTATAGAATTAAATTTTAATAACCAAAGTCAATTTTTATATTGACTTTGGTTATCTTTTCTTGTATAATAGCAATTAAAATACCACAAAATTTATTTTTACAGACAGGAGGAAGTTAGATGGATATTGATAAAGAGGGATTTCTACAAACTATCTCACTTCTATCCCTTGCTATTATAGGACTGTTAGTTGGAATTCAGAAGTTAGTCAGAGACTGGAAGACTACAAATGCAGAAACTAATATAATATCTGTAATGCATACTGAGATAGAACGTATGAGTCTTCAAAATACAACTCTTAGTACTGAACTAGGAAAATTGCAGGAAGAAATAATTCGTTTAAACGGATTAATAAGTAAGCTTAATATTGAAAATAATAAGCTGCAAGAAGAAGTTTCAAAACTAACTTTAGAGTTAGACAGTATAAAAACGTTAACTAATAAAGGATAAAAAATTATGACTCCTGGTAGAGTTAACTTAAGAATATATCAAGGTAGCACTTTTAGTCAAATGTTTAGATGGGAATCTAAAACTATAACTTATGCTACTATTCAAACAATCCAAAAATCAGCTCCTTGTGTAATAACCGTATTTCCTGGTCAGCCAAAACCACCACCTTCCTGGAGAGTTCGAATAACTGGTGCTAATGGTATGAAGGATATAAATTTAGATGGACTACCTGATCAATACTATATAGTAAGTAATATATATTTAAATGATATTACTATTGATGAGATAAATAGTTTAAATTATGGTACTTATACTGGAAATGGGGCCTTAAGTTGGTACGAACCAGTACCACTAGGTAATTATACGGCTCAATTACAAATAAGAAAAAGTATTAATGATAGTGCTTTTGAGGTAGAATTAACCTCTGCAGCAGGTGAAATAATTCTAGATGATATAGATAAAACTATAGAAATAGTTATTCCTAAAACAATTACTTCTGGTCTCACTTTTAGTACCGGTGTATATAGTTTAGAATTAACTGATACTATTACTGGAAAAACTATTACTTTTATACAAGGTAATGTTACTTTAATTAGAGAGGTTACACGATGACAACAACTAGTGAAACAAGTGTAGTTGTTGAAAGAGACTCTACCATAGTAATAACAGCCGGTTTAATGGGTGTACGTGGCTTACAAGGATTACAGGGTATTCAAGGTATTCAAGGTGGAGGATTTAATCAGAATCAAGGAATACAAGGTTTGCAAGGTATACAGGGATTACAAGGTGATCAAGGTATACAAGGAGCAATTGGTCAAGGAATACAAGGTATTCAGGGATTTCCAGGTATTCAAGGTCTACTTGGACCACAAGGTGTAAGTATAAATATTAAAGGTAATGTACCTAATTTTGCAGGATTACCAACTGTAGGAAATAATTATGGTGATGGTTGGGTTTCCGAAGACGATTTAAAATTATATATTTGGGTATTTCCAGGAATATTTAGAGATGCAGGTCGTATAGTTGGTCCACAAGGTATTCAAGGTATTCAGGGCCGTCAAGGTATACAAAGTATACAAGGTATACAAGGTATTCAGGGTATTCAGGGTATTCAGGGTATTCAGGGTATTCAGGGTATTCAAAGTATTCAAGGTATTCAAGGTATTCAAGGTATTCAAGGTATTCAAGGGTTGCAAGGTACTTGGGGTATTGCTGGTGGATATACAGCAAGGTGGAAATTTACTAATTCAATGACAGGTTCTGATTCAGGTCCAGGATACGTTAAATTAGTTAACAGAGCTTGGACAGATACAACTCCTGGAACAGTGTCTATTATTGTTTCTAGACTAGATTATGACTTAGTTAATAATGCTAGATTTTTTGATTCTTTTTTAAATTTTGGTACGCCTGGAAATATACGCGGAATACTATCAATAGCTAAGTTACAATCACCACAAGATAGATGGCAAGCTAAAGTTAAAAATGTATATAATTTTACTTCTGGTACTAATAATTACGTAGAAATAGAAACAGAATTTTTAACTAGTAGTGGAGGTGCTCCTAGTTTTGATGATATTCTTGCTATTACTTTTGCACCTACAGGTATTCAAGGCGTCCAAGGTATTCAAGGTATTCAAGGTATTCAAGGTATTCATGGCGATAATGGCGGAATACCTTATATTTTTAGTGATAATATTACTCCAATTACATTATCAAGTCCACCTTTAGGTAGTGGTTTAATAAAATTTAATAATAATAGTATTGGTTCTGTTAATAAAATATATATTAGTAAATATACTTCTGATGCTACAGATGTACAAAGCTATATACTAACATGGGATAATAGTACTTCTACTGAAAAAGGCGAAATACTAATTAAAAGTAATAATTTACAAGATGATACTCTAATAGTATTTACAGTAACTAATGTTGTAAATTATACACTTCATTTAGAAATAGACGTTATCTATAGAAGCGGAGATCTACCAGATAATAATGAACGTTGTGCGGTAGAATTTTATAAAATTGGAGACAGAGGTAGTCAAGGACTACAGGGTATACAAGGTATACAAGGTACACAAGGTACACAAGGTACACAAGGTATAATTGGTATGCCTGGTGGTAGCAGTAAACCCTATTTTTGGGATTCAAACACTGTAAATTTAAACCCTGGCGTAGGTATAGTTAGACTAAGTCGTGCCTGGACAGATGTTACTGTTAGTGTAGCACAAATTTATATTAATTTTACTGATGCATCTTCAAACTCAAGTTATTCTTGGTTAAAAAATTTAGATAAATACGGATCTCCTGACGTTTATTACGGTACTATAACTTTGATGGAGGAAGGTCATTCTGACAAAAGATGGTATGGTAAGTTAATAAAGGTAGATGAAGATAGCACAGGATATTTTAAATTAGATGTATTATTTATAGATACAGATGGTGCTCCACCTACTAATAATAGTAAAGTTATTGTTTCATTTAATCCCGCAGGTATTCAAGGTATTCAGGGAATCCAAGGTATTCAGGGAATCCAAGGTATTCAGGGAATCCAAGGTATTCAGGGAATCCAAGGTATTCAGGGAATCCAAGGTATTCAGGGAATCCAAGGTATTCAGGGAATCCAAGGTAGAAGATTTACTCCTAAAGGCGTATGGAATTCAACATCAACATATCAGTACTTTGATATTGTACATTATAGAGGTAGTAATTGGTTAGTAAAAGATAATTTTGTTACTGAAACACTAACTGCTGTAAGTATAGATCCAACAGGATTATTTACTTGTGCTCCCGTTAATTTAGCTGCTGGATTAAGGGTTAATGACAGAGTTTATATTACTGGTAGCAACGGTGGCGGCGGAACAGGTGCTATAACAGGATACGATCCTTTAGGAACTTATTATTATATTATTACAGTTCCTAATGCAACTACTCAATTTACATTAAGTACTACTATAGGGGGCCCACCAGTAACTACTGTTCCTGGTATATTAAGTAGTCCAATGACAATTGTACTTACTAGTGATATAGTACCTAGAGAAAGCGATTATTGGACATTATTGGTATCACAAGGTGTTCAGGGTACACAAGGTATTCAAGGTATACAAAGCATTCAAGGTATACAAGGACGTCAAGGTGTACAAGGTGCGGTTGGTATGGCTTTTAGAATTGCTCAAGTTTTTGTTAATAGAGCAGCTCTAATGAATCATGAAAATATTGGTGCCCCTTCTATAATACCAGGAGAATTTGCGCTTATAAATAATCCGGATAAAAGTGACTTAGACGATAGTAAGTTATTTTTATGGACAGGACCCAAAACCGGAGGGGTTGGAGGATATGTAGAAGTTGGTGACCTTAGTGGTATGACTGGTTTAACAGGTCCACCAGGTCCAGCAGGTTCATCAGGTTCAGCAGGTGCACAAGGTCCTCGTGGTTTTGGTTATGATCAACTACAAGGTGTACAAGGACCACAAGGTAGTGGTACACAAGGTCGTCAAGGTATACAAGGTATACAAGGTGGTGGATTTGATCAATTACAAGGACCTCAAGGACCTCAAGGCGAATCTGGTTCACAAGGTCGTCAAGGTGTTCAAGGGTTGCAAGGTCGTCAAGGTGTTCAAGGTGTAGCAGGTTATGGTATTAGTATTAAAGGTGTTGTTGCAGACGTAGTTTCGCTTCCTGCCGGAGCCACAACTGGCGATGCCTATATTGTTAGTGATGATAATCATCTATATATTTGGGATGGTTCGATTTGGTTTGATGCAGGTCCAATAAGTGTACAAGGAATACAAGGAATACAAGGAATACAAGGATTTCAAGGTACTCAAGGCTTTCAAGGCTTTCAAGGTTTTCAAGGTGTTCAAAGTATTCAAGGTGTACAAGGTGTACAAGGACTTGGCGGAGCATACTTTGTTGCTCAAACTTTTACGGGACCAGCAGGACCAACAGGATCTCAAGGTGCTACTGGTAATATAGGACCTCAAGGTACTACGGGTAATACAGGAGCTCAAGGTTTTAAAGGAGACATAGGGCCTGTAGGTATTCAAGGTTTAACAGGATTTGGAATAACTTGGAGAGGAGCATATACCAGTACTAGTGGTACAACTGTATTTGATAGTAATCATGCTGTTTATTATAATGGTGATAGTTGGATAGCTAAACGTGGGACTGCTACTAGTGATCTTCTAGCTATAATGGAAGTACAAACCGGCGGCGTATTTAAATGTAATACTACAGTAACCCTAAATAATCCTAGCGGATTAAAAATTGGCGATAGAGTAACAATTACAGGTGCCCCAGTAGCTGTAGGTGGAGTCCAACCAATAGCAAGTGGTAATTATAACCCATCAGGACTTAATCATTATTATATAATTGCTACATCAGGAACACCAACCACAGAATTTATATTATCTGAATTTCCTAATGGAACGCCAATAGGAACAAATGCAATTCCTCCTACCGGTACAACAGCACCAATAGCTTTTGGTGTAAGTTTTAGAGGTCCTACTGGTTTTTATGGTCAAGCACCTGTAGATGGTGGTATTTATTGGAGCAGAATGACTGCTCAAGGTATTCAAGGTATTAAAGGTGATCTTGGTTCACTTCCTACTGGTGGTGCCACTGGCGAAGCACTGGTAAAAGTAAGTAATGCAGATTATGATGTAACTTGGGGACCTGGTGGATCGGGTGGTGGTGGCGGAGTAACTAAATTAATATTTCGTTTAGATTATACTAATGCTGGTGCTTTAAATACTGTAACTAAAGTTAGTGGTCTTGGTAGCGCAATAATTAGTGGTACTCCTACTAATACTGCCTCAAAAATAGAAATAACATTATCTGGATTTACATTACCACCAATTGGTATAATAGGTTATGGATATAACTCAACTAGTGGTTATCAACCAGTTTCTGTAGGTACGACCTTTTTAACAAGAAGTTTAATACCAAGTACTGGAACTACACCTGACGCTTTTAGTGCATTTGATCCATCAATACATAAACTAACTTTAGATACTAGTCCAGGAATTTATGGTACATCTAATGCAGCAAATAGACATGCATATGTAATATTATATGGAGTATAGTTATGGCTGTAATATCGTGGAAAACTAATGCAGCACAACTAGGAATTCCACCTAAAATTATTAAAGGAACCGTAACACAAGTAGTGGGTAAAGACTTTTGGCTTTACCCCTATTCTCAAAACGATCAATTTTGGGCTGGTGGTGTTACTCCAAAATATTATACATTTGTTATAACTTTTAGTATTACTCCTACCCAACATGAAAGTAGTTTAACTAGAATCGCTAATTACTATGATGGACTTGATATAGAAGTTGGTGATTTTGTTGGTGGAATAACAAATAACAAATTTTTGCAAGTAACTGCAATACTAAATAAAAATAGTGATGAAATTGTTGCAGTATGTGAAGATAGATTAAGATATAATGCATTTTTATACCTAAATCCTAGTATAGACACTGGCGAAGATGTAATATTCTTTCAAATTAATGAAAGAGGACAGCCAATAGTAGACCCAGTACCAAATACAATTACTAGTGAAATTTTTAGTATAAGTCTAGCTAGCTATTTTCAATATTTAAATCCAGCTGAAAATTATTTATTAGAACAAGATAATCATAATTTTAAAATTGGAGAACCTGTTAGTGTAGACAACGGCATATTTCAAAAAAGTAATAGTTCTAATATAGATAAATATATCGGTACAGTAACACAAGCAGGACCCGGTCCTAATAAATTTTTATTAAGACCTAATAATGGTATAATTGATTATGTACCAGGACTTCCTGGTAATGTAGGTGACTTTATATTTTTAGATGATACAACTGGAAATTTAGTTACTATATCTACTATAGAAAGAGCATTATTTATTAAGTTAGCTAATGCTATACCTACAAGTACATCAAGTGTTATAGCTAATATAGATGCTACTGATGGTGATGTAGTCAGAATAAATGGCGTAGATATTACACTTAATTCTTTAGGCGCAACAGCTCAAGTACCTATAACAGATATTATATTTACAATAAATAATTATACTATTTATCATAATGTAACAGCAAGACAAATATGGAGACCAACTCAAACTATAACTGACTTTGCCCAAGTTACCGCTAGCTCTGGAGAAATATTCGCAAAAGTACCATTTATAGGGGTTATAAATGGTTTTTCTGTTTTATTTGATACACATATAAATGGTGATATTTATACAGCTACACCAGGTAATTTATTTGCTACAACAGCCGATTTAGCATATGATATTAATAGAGCAGGTATAGCCTATATAGAAGCTAGTGTTGGACCTTTAGGTGAATTAATACTAACTAATACTGAAGGCGGTAATATTACCGTTTCTAATCTTTCTCCTAATCCTGATGGATTTACTTTTAAAGAAATAACTGGACTTTTTAGTGTAAATAATACTTATACTGAGCAACTGCTATTATTATCAAGGGCTGATGGAGGGCCTATTATATTAGCAGATCTAGTAGGTAGTTATTTTAGTACAATAGATATTGATAGTACTCAAAATGGTAGATATGCTTTAGGATTAAGAATAGAAGGTGGCGGTGGTTTAACTGGTTCTCAAGGTACAGCAGGTTGGCAAGGATTTCAAGGCATACAAGGCATACAAGGCATACAAGGTATACAAGGAATTCAAGGTGGTGGATATAATCAAGCTAGTGGTACTCAAGGTGCTCAAGGTGGTCAAGGTACACGTGGACCTATTGGATCACAAGGCTTAACTGGCGTTGGCGCAGATGGTTCACAAGGTCGTCAGGGTATTCAAGGTGCAACAGGTCAGGGCTTACAAGGAATACAAGGATATCAAGGCTATCAAGGTATACAAGGTATACAAGGTATACAAGGTATACAGGGCGAACAAGGTATACAAGGTGCACAAGGATTTGGTTATCAACAAAATCAAGGTATACAAGGTATACAAGGTCCTGGTTCAGCCGGTGCAATTGGTTATACATATTATACGTATACTGGAGATGGTTTACAAGTACTTTTCTATGGAGGCCTTGGAGCCAATTTAGAAAATGTACTAGTAACATTAAATGGAGTTAGTCAAACTCCGGGTACTGATTTTGGTATATACTTAGATGAAGTAGTATTTACAGTTGCTCCTCCTTTAGGTACAAAAATACTTATTAGACTATTAGGTGCCGAAGGTATACAAGGTACTCAAGGTACTCAAGGTACTCAAGGTTTTGGATATAAACAAAATCAAGGTATTCAGGGTATTCAAGGTTTACAGGGTATTCAAGGTATTCAAGGTATTCAAGGTATTGAATTTAGAGTATCTGCCGGATTACTTCCTCCTACATCTCCAAGAGTAGGAGATCTTTGGTGGGCTACTGATATAGCTGTAATGTTCTTTTACTATTTTGATGGTGATACTTATCAGTGGGTTACAGCTAATGTAGGTTCTAGTGGAATACAAGGTATACAAGGTGTACAGGGTTGGCAAGGCGTTCAAGGTATTCAAGGTGTTCAAGGTATTCAAAGTATACAAGGTATTCAAGGTATAAGTGGATCCGCTGTAGCAAAAGGTGACAGCATTGTTTGGAAAGGTATATACGATTCTGCTACTGCTTATGTATTAAATGATGCAGTTTATTATAATGGCGGTAGCTATATATTTGTAAATACTACAACTGCTACAGCACAACCACCTATAACTGGTACAACAGTAAATTCTACATATTGGAATCTTATGACTGCTCAAGGCGTGCAAGGACGTCAAGGCGTGCAAGGATTTCAAGGCATACAAGGCGTACAAGGACGTCAAGGTATTCAGAGTATACAAGGTATACAAGGTGTACAAGGATTCGGATCAGTTCTTAGAGGCTCGTATAGTTCAACAACTACTTATTATAAAAATGACATTGTTTTTTATATTGCAGATAGTTATGCCTATATTAATAGTACTCCTGCTGTTAATCAAACACCTATTATAACTGGATATGAACTTAGTTTATCTAATGCTGGATTTAATGCAGTAAATCAAACGTATACAAAAGATAGTGCTACTGTTTTTCAAGGAAGTGGTGGAGTAGTTATTGAAGAAGTTAGCGGTAGCTGGGAATGTAGATATGGAGGAGTAGTTTACTATACTTCTACTGATTTAATAAATTGGACAGATATATTAGGAAATAGTCCAGCTCCTACCGGTACCTTATCTACTAGTGCTGGTGTTTTAAATACCGCATATTGGAGTAGATTGACTAAATATAGTCAAGGTATACAAGGTATACAAGGTATACAAGGTAGACAAGGCATACAAGGTGTACAAGGTTTAGCTGGAGATGCTTATGTAGGAGCTCTTGTAAAAGGAGATGAAGGTAGGCAAGGCATACAAGGCATACAAGGTATGTACGGAACTGCTTTAAGTCCTAGATATACTAAAGTAGTTACAACTACAACTTTAAATACAAATTCTGGTGTTAATATTGATGTTCCTGCATTTACTGGATATGCTATTTATAAGATAGAAGTTGATAGAGCTGCTTGGGTTCGTGTGTATACTGATAGTCTTAGTAGAACACTTGATCAAACTAGATTAGAAGCAAATGATCCAAGTTTTGATTCTGGTTTAATTGCTGAAATAATTACTTCAGGAGCAAGAGTTGTTACACTTATGCCAGTAGTACTAGGATTTAATGATGAAACCCCTCCACAAGAAATTATGCCTGTTAGAATAGTTAATAGAGGGGGTGCTGCTACTGTAACCGCTATTTTTACTATTATTAGAACAGAGATATAATGTGGAAAAAGAATATATTGTAATATTAAAAAATGCAGCAGATTTAGATCAATTCTATGAAGATATGGAATCTCGTTATGGTGATAACGAAATTCCTGCTAGAATTATAGAATGCGCTGCAAGAAGATCTACAAGCAGAAGTACACATTATTATCTTACAGATGAAGAAGCAGAACAAATAAAAAAAGACAGTAGAGTTTTAGATGTAACTAGAATTATAAAAGATACTAAATCTAGATCGAGATTAACTGGTTTAAATTTTGATCCTAGACAAACTTGGAATTATTATTATCCTGCTATTGCAGGAGATAGTAGAAGTTATAGCGGCTGGAATAAATTAGAATTTAATAATGATATATGGGAGCTTTTTCCTGGTAGCACTAATCCTAATTTAAAAGGAAAAAGAGGTGCCTTTTACGGTAGTCATGCTTGGGTAAACTGGGGCTTATTAAGATGTACAAAAAGAGCTCAAATTCCTAATTGGGGATCAGATGGAAACCCAGAAGTATTTGAATCTATAGAATTAGGTGTACTGGGAGAAAATGTTGATGTAATAATAGCAGACGGATTAGCCGATAAAAACCATGTAGAATTTAAAATTAATGTTGATGGAACAGGTATAAGTTCTAGATACAAATATTATAATTGGTTTTTACATAATTCTACTGTTAGAGGTATAACTAGTACTGAGTTTCCAAATTATAGTATTACAACTCCACTTGCTATAAATGCCGAAAATGATCATGGTACTATGGTTAGTTCAATAGTTGCTGGAAATACTTGTGGATGGGCTAGAAAAGCTAATATTTATAATATTCCTTTTAATGATTATTGGTTAGGCTGGTATTATAATCCTGGTAACAGTGCTGGATATGAGTATGATGTAATTAATTATATAAGAGAATTTCATAGATATAAGCCAGTAAATCCAATAACTAATCGTAAAAATCCTACCATTGTTAATATGAGTTATGGTTATGCATTACCCACTGATATGGATTCATATCAGCATATTTGGTTTATGAACAAAAAATATAGTAGACCAGGAAATAGTTGGATAAATATTAATGGTAAACTAGATCTGACAGCAAGATTTAAATTTGGTTTAATAGATGGTTATGCTGATTTAAATGAAAATTTTATATTCTATGCTACAAGAGTTCCTACTATTGATCAAGATATTATTGATGGTATAGCCGAAGGCATTATATTTGTAGCTGCTGCTGGAAATTCGTATAATTATGTAGATATACCAACAGGTGCTCATTATAATAATAGATTAGTTATTTCTAATGAAACTACTTTTACTGACGATCAATACTTTCATAGAGGCGCTAGCCCTGGAGCTTGTCCAGGAGTAATTATGGTTAGTGCCGTAGACTGTACAAAAGTAGAAAGAAAAGCAAGTTTTAGTTGTGCCGGACCTAGAACCAGTATATTTGCACCAGGTGTAGGAATTACTGGAGCTGGAGTAGGAGCTTATGCTTATGATGAAAAAGAAAGTACTATAGATACAAGAACTGCTCAATTAGATAGTTCTGGAAAGTTTATACCTAAGCCTCCATTTACTCAAATGCAGTATAAAACTAGAGCGCCTGGAACCAGTTTTGCATGTCCACAAGTAACAGGTGTTTTAGCTTGTATACTGGAAGCATATCCTACACTTAATCAAGCACAAATAACAGCTAAAATGCTTGAAATGGCTACTAAAAATCAATTATTAAATGAATCACCAGCATTTAATCCCAGTTATTCAAATACGCATTTTGGAAGAACTAATACAACAACATATGGTGCTCCTAATTTATATTTAGGATATGTTTCTCCAGCAGTAAGCCAAGCCGCCTCAGCTACACAAAAATTTCCTAAATCTAATAATGGTATTAGAAGCAGTGATGGACAAACTTGGCCTAGAGCTAAGTTTTATAGACAATCTTAATAAGGATTTAAATATAAAATGCCAGCTATAAATTTTCCAAATAGTCCAATTAATGGTCAAACTTTTACTGTTGCTGGTATAACTTATACCTATGACTCATATTATCCAAGATGGGTAGCAAGTGTTGCTAGAGGTATTCAAGGTATTCAAGGTATTCAAGGTATCCAGGGTAGTCAAGGAATTCAAGGACGTATTGGTCCACAAGGTATTCAAAGTTTACAAGGTATACAAGGAATTCTAGGACGTCAAGGTATTCAGGGTATTCAGGGTATTCAAGGGCGTCAAGGTATTCAAGGTAATCCAGGTGAAAGAGGTCCTACAGGCGTATTTTCTATAACCAGAATTTATAGTACTAGAGCTGCATTAGAATCAGATACTAATCCACAGAAAGCAGTATTAGTATCTATGATTCCAGGAGAGTTTGCAATAGTCAAAACCACTTCTATTAGCGATCCTGATAATGGTAGAGTATATTTATGGTTAGGACCTCCCGGAGGAGCTAATTGGCTATTCATTGGTAGTATTTTTTCAATGATTGCTTTGCAAGGCCTTCAAGGTATACAAGGTCCAAATGGTCCTATTGGAACACAAGGTTATGAGGGTCCAGTAGGACCTCCTGGTCCTGGAGCAGATCCAGCAAATACTGGTAGTAGTATTATTCCTATTGCTGATGGTGTTTATGACTTAGGCAGTCCAACAAAAAGGTTTAAGTCATTATATTTAAAGCCTAGTACAATTTATCTTGGTGATACTAGTATTAGTATTAGCCAAAACGGTAGTTTGTCTGTTACACCGGCAGGTTCAGTTGAACCAATTAATGTTAGCGAAAATATAGTAACTAGTAGTACACAACCATCAAACCCTAAAGAAAATTTACTATGGTTTAATACTGCTAATACAAAATTATATGTATATTCTGCTGGAAACTGGATAGTAATTCAAGGTAGTGATGGTGCTCAAGGTGATTTAGGTTTACAAGGCGCAACTGGGTTTGAAGGACCTCAAGGTGCTAGAGGTTTTACTGGATCACAAGGTATTCAAGGTGAACAAGGTATTCAAGGTGAACCTGGTATTCAAGGTGATTTAGGTTTACAAGGTATACAAGGACCAGGCGGAGAATATTTTGTTAGTGCAGCTTATACTGGTCCAGAAGGTCCACAAGGTATTCAAGGCACTCAAGGTGATCAAGGTATACAAGGACCAGGCGGAGAATATTTTGCAGCTGTAACTTATACTGGTCCAGAAGGTCCACAAGGTATTCAAGGCACAGAAGGTGCTCAGGGTATAGAAGGTGCTCAGGGTATAGAAGGTGCTCAAGGTTTTGACGGAATACAAGGAATTGCAGGAGAATTTGCAGCACAAGGCGTTCAAGGCGAACAAGGCGTTCAAGGCGAACAAGGGCCTCAAGGTATACCAGGAGACGAAGGTGTACAAGGTATAAGAGGTATACAAGGTGCAAAAGGCGAATTTTTTGCTATAGAAACTTATACTGGACCTCAAGGTATACAAGGTATACAAGGTGAATCTGGTATTCAAGGACTAGATGGTTTGGGTACACAAGGTATCCAAGGTGAAATAGGTATTCAAGGGGCTCAAGGATATAGTTATTTATACAGTTCATTAAATTATAGTCAAACAAAAGAAGCATTTCCAATAGTATTTGATAATTTAATGACTCTACCAATAGATATAGTTACATGTCAAATAACTACAACAGGTAGCCCAGTTCAGATTATTGTTCAAAGTGAAGTAATATTTACCTTACTAACCGGCGATCCAGCAAATACAGAAGTAAATATTTATAGAGATAATACAGAATTAAATCAATTAACAACTGTTTCTTCTTATAGTACTGGTATTAGTAATCCATTTGCAGTACAAATTATTGATAATCCTCCTACAGGCACTTATACATACTCATTAAAAATTAAAAGTATGTTAAATGCTTCTCAGGTTAAATTTGGCAAAATTACAGGACCAGTAATAAGTGTAGTAGAATTACATAATGTTCAAGGTACACAAGGTGTACAAGGTTTTGGATATCAACAAAATCAAGGTATACAAGGTATACAAGGAATACAAGGCCAACAGGGAATACAAGGTGATCAAGGTATACAGGGTATACATGGTATCAAAGGAGATACTGGATTAGCTTTTACAATTGCTAAGGTATATACTAGTGTAGCTACATTATTAGCAGATACTGCTCCTACAAATATAATAGAAGGACAGTTTGCAATTGTAGATACTGGAGATGCTAATAACGTAGATAATAATCGATTATATCTATGGAATGGTGTTAATTATCAATTTATTACAGATTTAAGTGGTTCTGCTGGTATTCAAGGTATACAGGGAGAACAAGGTATACAAGGTATACAAGGTATACAAGGTATACAAGGTATACAAGGTATACAAGGCTTACTAGGATTTCAAGGTACTCAAGGTATACAAGGTGAGCAGGGTACTCAAGGTGTACAGGGTACACAAGGTTTATTAGGATTTCAAGGTACTCAAGGTACTCAAGGTATACAAGGTGAGCAGGGTATACAAGGTGAGCAGGGTATACAAGGTATACACGGCTTACTAGGATTTCAAGGTACTCAAGGTATACAAGGTGAGCAGGGTATACAAGGTGAGCAGGGTATACAAGGTATACAAGGTATACAAGGTAGTCAGGGTATTCAAGGTGAGCAGGGCATACAGGGTACTCAAGGAGAAGCTGGAGTACAAGGTTTAGACGGAATTATTGGTGGCCAAGGTACTCAAGGTACTCAAGGTGAACAAGGTACTCAAGGTGTACAGGGTACTCAAGGTGTACAGGGTACACAAGGTTTATTAGGATTTCAAGGTACTCAAGGTATACAAAGCGAACAAGGTATTCAGGGCATACAAGGCGAACAAGGTATTCAGGGTATTCAGGGTATTCAGGGTGTTCAAGGTACTAAGGGAGAAACTGGACTAGCTTTTACAATTGCTAAAATATATACCACTGTAGCGTCTTTATTAGCAGATACTTCGCCATCTAGTATTTTACCAGGACAATTTGCTATTGTAGATACTGGTGATTCTAATAACTTAGATAATAATAGATTATATCTATGGAATGGTGTTAATTATCAATTTATTACAGATTTAAGTGGTTCTGCTGGTATTCAAGGTATTCAAGGCACTCAAGGTATTCAAGGCACTCAAGGCGAACAGGGTATACAGGGTATAATAGGACCACCAGCATTATGGAATTTTACTGGTGCATATAATCCAGGAGCTAGTTATGCTGTTGGAGATTTAGCCACTTATGAAGGTCAAACTTGGTATAGACTTAATTCAAATGGCGGAAATGTTGGCGATACACCTAGTGAAGGAACTTTTTGGACCAAAATTGCATCAGTTGGATTGCAAGGTACACAAGGTACACAAGGTACACAAGGTGAACAGGGTATTCAAGGTGCTCAGGGTATTCAAGGTGCTCAGGGTATTCAAGGTGCTCAGGGTATTCAAGGTGCTCAAGGTATTCAAGGTGTTCAGGGTATTCAAGGTGAACAAGGTACTCAAGGTACTCAAGGTACTCAAGGTACTCAAGGTACTCAAGGTACTCAGGGTACTCAAGGTGCTCAGGGTACTCAAGGTGCTCAGGGTATTCAAGGTGAACAGGGTATTCAAGGTGAACAGGGTGTACAGGGTGTACAGGGTGAACAGGGATTACAAGGTGAAAAAGGTTTATCTGGACAATTTGCTGGTCAAGGTATACAGGGTATTCAAGGTGAACAGGGTATTCAAGGCACACAGGGTATTCAAGGTGAACAAGGTATACAGGGATTACAAGGTGAAAAAGGTTTATCTGGACAATTTGCTGGTCAAGGTATACAGGGTATTCAAGGCGTACAGGGTGTACAAGGCACACAGGGTATTCAAGGCATACAGGGATATTTAGGCTATCAAGGTATACAGGGTTCTCAAAGTGTACAAGGTATACAAGGTATTCAAGGTATACAGGGTGTACAGGGTGTACAAGGTATACAGGGTTCTCAAAGTGTACAAGGCGTACAAGGCGTACAAGGCGTACAAGGCAATTTAGGTGCTCAAGGTATTCAGGGTTCCCAAAGTGTACAAGGTATTCAAGGTATACAGGGTTCTCAAAGTGTACAAGGTATACAAGGTATACAGGGTTCTCAAAGTGTACAGGGTATACAGGGTGTACAAGGTATACAAGGCAATTTAGGTGCTCAAGGTATTCAGGGTGTAGGAACAACTATTAGAGTAGTAACAGTCGGTGATGCTACAAGTATTACTCCAAATGGTGATATTACAGATATGGTATATCAATCTAATAGTCAATCCGCAGGAACTTTAAATATAAATGCACCTACAGGAACACCTAGTGATGGTCAAAGATTGATGTTTAGAATACGTAGTGTTAATGTTCAAACTTATTCTTGGAATGGTATTTATCAAGGAAGCCTAGACGTTACATTACCAACAGCTTCTAGTGGAGGCAATAAGTGGGATTACTATGGATTTATCTATAATACAATAGCTGCAAAATGGCAACTACTAGCTAGAATGACTGGATTTTAAAAATGGCTCAAGTTATTAGATTTACTAGGGATTATAAAAATATAAAACTACAGGACAGTATTATACTACCTGAAGATCATGGAAAAACAGAAGAAGAAATAGAGCAATTAATAGAACAAAAATTTCAAAATTGGATAAATATTTTTGAGAATCCACTACCTGCTGAAGAGCCGGTAGTGGATGATCAAACTACTAATAGTGAAACAATAACACAAGAACAAGTTGCAGAATCACAATCTGCAGAACCAGATCAACAAGAGCCTGTAGTATAACAGGCTCTTATATTATTTGAGAGTAGATAAGTTATGGCAACAAAAACATGGGTAGGTGCAAGTGGAGCCAGTTATAATACAGCTGCAAGCTGGAGTCCTAGCGGAGTTCCTGCTAGTGGCGACGACTTATACTTTGATATGGGCAGTGCTGATATAACTGTTACCGGATCAGCTGCAGCCACTTTTAGAAATATAACTATAACTGGCGGATTTTTACTAACATTTAGTAGTGCGCAAACTTATACTATTCAAGGTGATTTTTTAAATATTGGTACTAATGGTTCCAGATTTGCTACTGGTACAGGTACAGTGTTTCAGTGGACTGGTGGTAACGCCCAAACATTTAATCCAGGCTATGGTACTACTTTTCATAATATTACTATAAATAAAACGCAAGGAACCACACTAACACTACAAGGTGCACTTGATGTTTTAGTAACAACTGCTAGTACACTTACTTGGACAAATGGCAATATTAATTTAAATGGTAATAGTATTAATGCTAGGGCATTTACTAGTACTGGTACTACAGCCGGCACAGATAGAACACTTACACATAATGCAGACATTAATATTAGTGGAATTACTGGTACAGTTTTAAACTATAATAGTACACTTATTACTACAAATATAAAAACCGGTAGTTTTGTAGTTAGTCCTGTAAGTGGTACTAATAGTATTACTGTTACAGGTATGGGCGGTCAAATGTCTGCTACTGTTGCGGCTACTCAAGTTAGAAGTCGTGCACCTAACCTTAAACTATATGCTGGTGGAGATGTAGCTGAAAATGCTAGAAATTATGTTGTCACAGGTGCCTGGGAGTATATTAATGCAAATTCAAACTTTACTAACGGTAGTTATTTTGGTACTTGGACAGGTATAGATGGTAACGGCGCAACTTTTGTTCAAGGCACAGCTACAACTAATAATGAAGTAAGTGGATGGCTATTTCTAGAAAGTAATAAGACCAGTTATTGGAATTACGACCCTAGAGTTTATAGAATTAGTACAGTTGCTGGAGGTGTTGCTGCTGGTACAGTATTAACTAATGCTGTGGTCAATGTTACTGGAGATGCTAATGATGCTAAAGCTGCAATATTTGATTTAGCCTGTCAATATGCCACACATAATATTGGCATATTAGCAAATTTTGCTAGTTATAATAATTTTATTTTAAACTGTAGTGGTGCTAATAGTACGTTTAATTTTATAAGGGTATATGATGATATAAATACTAGTGGTACAACTCAGATTAATTTAAGTTCTACCAATGGAGCCTATAACTGGTCTAACAGTAATACAAATCTACGAGCAGGCACAATTACACACACTCAAGGTACTTTAAATCTAAATGGCAATAATATTTATACCAGAAACTGGAGTACTAGTGGTGGCAATAGAACTTATAATTTTGGTAATGGTTGGATAGTAGTTAATGGTAGCCATAGAGATGGCATAAATGGTGCTGGTACTCTAAGTATGAGTACTCAAACAGCTAGTACTACTCTAACTAGTGATTGTAATACAAATGCAGATGGTGGATTTATTATACAATCTACTGGTACTTGCAGTCTTACAGCTAGTCATTGGTCTGCAGAAACTTTACCAAATCTAGTTGTAAATAGTATTAGTGGAACACTAACTACTACTAGTTTAAGCGGATCTTGTAGAACCCTAAGATTATGGGGTTCAGTAGTTATAGGTACTTCCAGTACTGCTGTATCACTTTCATTTAGAGATACTCCAGTCGATAATGGGTCTGGTATACCTTCAATATTACAGTGGAATGGTCAAGATCCACAAGGCACATTAAGTACTAGATATTTAAATATACAATTTCTTCATACTACTAATAACGTTTACTTAGATTGGAGATTTGAAGGAGCAGGAGCAGGAGCTGCTAGTACTGATAGACGCAGATTAGGTGCTATTACTACTGATACTGTTAGTTTAGGTGTTAATAATAGCATAACTATACGGGCATATTGTACCAGTATAAACTACACCAAACCAGATGGTACTGTAAACATAGAATATTGTGATGTAGCTACAACATCAACATTTAATCCAGCTAGTGGTACCACAACATTTAATTACAATAATATACTTACTACAGATTTAATATGCGGCGGCAGTGCCGGAACCAATACACATAACTTAAATTATTATAGAAATGGTACTGGACTACCCCAAGCTACAGCAGGCGTTAGATTTGGACAACTAACATTAAGTGGTACTAGTACTTCAAACGTATATAATTTATACGATGTAGTACTTACTGGAAATACTACTAGTTTAGATTTAAATTTTACTGGAGGTGGCACACTATTTATTAGAAATAGTAATAGCACTGTAGGTAGATTTACTTGTACTGAAACTACAATTGCCAGAACGATTAACTTTGGCACTTATTGGTTAGGTTTAGAAGCTAGTGGAATATTAACTTATACTCCTGGAACTAGTCCTACTGTAATTTTTACATCTGTTACAACTACTACACAAAAAACACATTATAGCGGAGCAGGTGGTATTGCTATTAGAGGTAGTGGAGTTGGTTTAACTACTAGTAATATAGCAGAATCAAATGCTTTAAATTTACTATTTGAAGATGGTTATAGTGCAACTTTTACAACTCCGGTATACAGAAACATAATAACAGTTACTGGACCAAATGAGTATAAAAGTGGTGGTTGGTTTAGTACTACAGGTGCTCAAACACTTACAATATACGGAGACTTACTATTACACTATGGCCCAGAACAGGCCAACACAATGAATTGGCCAAGCTATACATTTAATTTTAGTGGAACCGATACTAGTGTACCACAGTATATAAATACTAATAATTATTTTGGTAATAGTTTTCAACCACAAATTGTAATCGGTACTGCTAACTTTAATGCCGGTGCACCAAAAATATTAAGCACTACTGGCAGACCTACTTATATTAAAACAGTAAATCATAGTGCTGGCACTCTAGTAATAAATGCAGGTCTATCACTGGTATGTGATAGATTTACTCCTACAGGTGGTACTATATATGCCTATGGAGATATTTATGCAAACTGGTGGGATGATGCTGATAATGCTAATTTAGACTGGCAAGGTAGTGGATATGTAGAAGTAGGAAATACTATAAGTACTAGTATCAGTGGTTGGACAAGTCGTCCTAGATTTGACAGTGGTGGTACCTCGACTGCTACAGAAGGACCAAATCTACGAGTAGTTAACTTTGGCGACAGCATTTGGACTTATTATATAAACGCGGTTAAAAAACTAAAGTTGGCTAATACTTCGTCTACTCGCAGAGCTAATATTCATGTTTACAAAGGTTTAGAATTAGCTGGTGGTAATATTACTAATGTTACTACACCTCAAGCTCTAGAACCCGATTTAGATTATACCAGTGGTGGTTATAGCGGCCCATCAATATATTCTAGAAATATTGGCGGAACTACAACTACTTTTGTTAGTACTACTACTATTTTTTTTACAGTTGCTTATAGACTACCTAATAGCGGTGTGTATGAAATAACTGCTACAAATAATACAAATGGTGGCAATGGTTGCCCACAGTTTTACATAATTAATAAGCCTAGTAATACTCCTGGTACTGTTGGTAATGTAAATTTTACAGGACTTACTGGCGTTAACGGTGTAACTCATGCTTTGGGTGTATACAACGGCTATATAGGTTCAAGAACAATATTAATTGATTGTAATAATAGAATAGTTTATTGGGCTGACGGAAATAATAATGCATTTCCTGTTCCTAATGCTACAAACGGTAATGGTTACTGGTTTCTTGTTACTGATGGTAGTAGTACTCAGGCTATGAATATGGACATAAACTGGGCTACAGCTACTAGTAATACCAGTTATTTGCAAGCATACTATATAGGAGTAAATCAAGCTCCTAATATAAATATTGCTGCTGGAAATAATGGTAGATATTTATTTAGTAGTACTAGTAATATGAGTTCTGCTTTTTATAGTCTAAGCACTACTTTTAGCCAAACCATAGACCTAGATCCTAGATCAGCAACCTTAAAATTTATAGATATAAATTTAGCTAATGAAAACACTATAGTTAGAACAAACGGTGTAAATGTAGAAACTCCTAGAATAGCTGGAGATTTTGCTAATTTAGAATTAGATAGTGGTCAAATAACACTAACAGGTTCTGGAGATGTATTAGACGTAAAAACTATAATAAGTGGAGAAACTACTACAGCTAAATATAGTACTTATTTTAATGGTACTAGCTATATTACTGTACAACAAAGTAGTAATACGCCTAGTAGTATTATAAATCTTAATAATACCATACTTTGGCAAGCAGAGCTATGGTATTGGCCAGAACAAAATTATTCAACAAAGTGGGATGAGGTTACAGGTCCATTAAGTGTATGTTTATTAACAAAACGCAGTAGTCAAACTGCTAGTACCCCTGACTGGGAAATAGCCGTAGATCCAGTAACTCAAAGACTAGAGTTTATAAACGGTGCTACTACTTATGCTACTAGCATAGTTCCAACACCAGATACTTGGAATTATATACGTGTTAATTATGTAGCCAATAACTATGGTAATGCTGGCGGTGGTGGTGGTCAAGATGGTTCTTCATTTTTCGATGGCAAGTTTGAGTACCGTGGCAGATCTGGTACTGTAGTAGGTCAAAGTTGGATAGAACCAGCGGCATCATTACCAGTTACAACAAATTGGAGTGTACTTTTTGACGGCACAGATGACGGTTTAGTAGTTGCTGATAGTTCAAACTATTATTTTGGTAGTAATAATTTTACTATTGAATTGTGGATATATAATACAGCTTTTGATCCATCAGGAAATATGCTTTTTGAAAAAGGCGTATTTGCTAGTGGTAAAGAATTTCGTGCCTATATAACAGCTACTACAGTAGTTTTTGAAGGTAATCTTACAGCTACTGCTACTGGTACTTATACAACAATTACAGCTACAACAACTAACAGTTTAAATACGTGGTATCATTATGCATTTGTTCGTAGTGGTAACATACTATACATATTACGTAATGGAGCACTACTAACTAGTGCAGCATTTACAGGCACTATATTTAATACTACTCAGTTAATGAGTATAGGTGGGGCTGCTGACGGAAATAATAACTTTATAACTAACGGATATATAAGTAATTTTAGAATTATTAGTGGTCAAGCGCTAGCTACTGGAGCATATACAGCACCTATCAGTCCATTAACTACTACAACTACTGGTTGGCTAGTTAGTGGATCGCCTGTAGCACTAACAGGAACTGTTGCGCTATTAACCTGTAATACCGATAAGTTTGCTGATAGTAGTAACAGTCAGTTAAGAATGGCATTTCGTGCTGGTGTTCCACAAATAACTAGTTTTTCTCCGTTTGGTGCTAGTTACTATAATTCTGTAGCTTTTAATAGTGCTAGTTATCTACAAGTGCCTAATAGTACTGATATAGACTTAGGCAATGGTGGTAGTGATTGGACTGTAGAGTGTTGGTTCAATATGCCACAATTAAAAACTAGTGGTGCTACCTATTTAATGGGCATGTCTAACGGTGCTGGAACTGTTAATAAATGGCTATTAGCTATAAATACTAGTACAGGTTTTGGCTATCAAGTTAATAGAGTTGGTTTTCAAACATACGTTAGTACCGTTAGTCAGTGGATTAATAGTAGTTATACTTGGGAAGCTAATAAGTGGTATCATATAGCAGCGGTATATACCAGCAGTGATACAACAACAAGATTGTATGTTAATATGCAGCTTGTTGGTAGTATGGTATATAACGCTAGTAGTACTACTGGTGTATTACGTATTGGCAGTGACGGTGAAAGTAGCGCATACTTTCAAGGTTATATATCAAATGTTAGAATAGTAAAAGGTACTGCAGTTTATCAAGTTGGTTCATTACCAACTTTTGCTAGTATTAGTATTCAGCCACTTACAGCAATTGCAAATACTAAACTATTAACTTGTCAAGGTAATGGTTATTTTGATAATAACACACAAGTAGCACAAAAAACTATTACTCGCAGTAGTGATGCTCTTAGAATAGACAATTTTTCTCCTTTTTATAGCGGTGTTGCGCCTGCTGCTAATGCTCCTACAAGTAGTACTATTGCTAATACTGGATTTCATGGTCCTCTACAAGGAGGCACTAGTTTAGTTAGTTCTTATGCTGGTGCAGGAGGAGGTGGTTATTGGGGTGGTAGTGGTGGTGGCTATAGTGAATCAAATACTATGGGTGGTGGTGGCGGAGGCAGTAGCTATATACACTCAACCCTAGCTAGTGGTACAATATATGATGGTTACTATAATACCGCAGGTAATAGTACAGATGTTGATAGAGGTACTAGCGGAAATAGTGGTGCAGCAAGTAGTGTAGGTACTGATGGTAAGGTAATAATAACTTATGGTGCTACTACACTTAGCTATAGTACAGCAGGTATTTATACTTGGACATGTCCTATAGGTGTTACTACAATATCTACAAAGTGTTGGGGTGCTGGTGGTGCAGGCGGGCACAGTGGTGGTTGGGGTTTTGGATTTTTTGGTGGAGCAGGAGCCGGCGTAGTAGCTACTGTTACAACCGTACCTAACACCATTTACTATATTACAGTAGGCAGTGGTGGTGGAAGTATTAGTGCTGGATATAGTGAATTAGGTGGTAGCAGTATAGTAAATACTACTATTAGTGAATTTGGTGGTGGTGGCGTAAGTAGTCGCCATAATGTAGATAATAGATATGGAGGCGGAGGCGGAGGATATAGCGGAATATTTACTACTAATCCTGCTACACAAGCTAGCGCACTAATAGTAGCTGGTGGAGGTGGTGGAGGTGGTTCAAGTAGAAGTCGTAATTCATTAAGCTTTTTAACAGGTACTACAGCTGGAAGTACTGGTACTAGAACTTTAATTAGTAATGCTATAACTTCACTAACGCACACTGATAATAATCCTTATTTAATAGGTAGTTATTATAGAGGATATATTAAAGATGTAGAGATAAATAGTAGCACTTATGACCCAAATAATACTATACCTACACAAGCATTGACTAGCTCAATAAACACATTACTATTAACCTGCCAAAATAATACTTTAATAGATAACAGTCCTATTACCAAAACGCTAACTGCTACAGGTACCTTAAGCAGACATATATTTAGTCCAACAGCTATAAAAAATGAAGCAGAGTTACTATTTACGGGTAGCAGCGATAGTAGAGCATATATAACTGGAGATATTGGTACTATTACCAATAATAAGCAGTATACTCCTGGTAGTTATAACAGTGCACTAGTACCGTTTGCTGGTACATACAGTATACTACACGAAGCTTTATCACAACAAAGTACACTACGCTCAGCTTCAGTTAATTCATTGCATAATTTAAATAATACTACACCGTTTACTATAGAATTTTGGTTATATCCTATTAGAAATACTACAATGAGTGGTTCAGAAAATCATATAGCAAATACATTTAGTAATCTATATGGTTGGAGTATTGCTTTTATGCCAACTTATATTAGGTATCAAGTTTGGGAAAATAATACAAATAGTAATGTAACAGTTAATACTACAATTAATCTTAATACTTGGTATCATATAGCCATTCAAAGTACTGGTACTAATTTAGTATTTTTTGTAAACGGTCAACAGATAGGTACTACTTATACTAGACCTAGTTATACTGGTAATGATACTGCTGGAATTATTTTTGGCACATATACACAAAACTTTACTTATCGTGGCAATGGTAGTTGGCGACTAAGTAATTTTAGATTTGTACGTGGCAGTACCGTATATAATAGTGGTAATTTTACCCCATCTACAACTCCATTAACCATTATAAATGATACAGTGTTTTTAGGACTAAATACTAGCACATTTGTAGATCAAACTAATAATGTAACTACTTGGTTTGTAGATGGTAATACTCCTGTAGTACAAGGCGGCCCACAACAAGGTGTAGATGGTACTGGTTATTTAGAGTTAATACCTATTGATACTAATGGAGCTAGCATAACAGTTAATACACTACAAAAGGGTGCTGGCAATTATAGTAAAGGATTTAAAACTCCTATTGATTATACTGCTACCTTATATAACGAAGGATTAGTAGGTTCGGTTAGTAGGTGGAGTAATAAATTAACTTATTATATGGCACAATGGGCTGATTTAGGTAGTGGCATTGGTCATGGACCAATTATAAATACTACTTATACTTTAACTCATACTGGATTACCAACACATACTCATGTTAGGTATAGATTAAAATGGCATTTTATAGATTCACCAGATAACGAAACTAATACACTAAGTATTGATGGAGTTACTTATTTACAGTTTACTAAATCTGGTACAACTGAAGGAGCTACTGCTGTTACAACTAATTTACTAAGTACATTTACTTGGAAAAATGGTTACTATAGCTATAGTCCACAAGCAAATATTGCTCATAGAGATGGTTATTTTACTATAGATACTGGCTGGATACCACATACTGCTAGTACCATAGCAATAGCACATTTTAGTGGACTAAATGAAGCACAAACCAATGAAGCCACTTATTTAACACATGCACAACTAGATTTTCAAAATAATGGTATCGACGTTGTACCCACCAATAGTTATCCACTAATATTAAATGCAAATAATTTTAGTCTTAGTGGTAATAGAACTAATCAATTAAATTATGTAACAGGAGCATATTTACAACCTAGTAGTGTTGCAAATATGCAGTTTAATTATCTAGGTATAAGAGATAGCTATGTTACAGGAGGTTTACCGCCAGGTTGGTATGGGTTAGAGAGTGAAAATTATGGCAATAATCCAGGTTGGGTATGGGTGCAAGTAGCAGAAAGTAGAGGATTTTTTCTATTTATGTTTTAGGAAATCAAATGTTTATACTAAATTTTATTCCTAGTTGATTTTTTCCACTAGTTGCAATTATAGCATTAGCTATATTTATAATTAGTAGGTATATACGATTGCCACAGGCACAACTACTACACTATGGCAGTGCGGTTTATAGTGGAAGTACTATTACAGTACCAACTCAACCAGCTACAGTTAATGTAAATTATCTTGGTATTAATAGTTCTGTAGTTAGTGGGGGTGCAAATCAGTATTGGTTTGCTAATAATAGTATTCATTATGGTGGTAATATTGGTTGGAATTTTGGTCAAGTACAAGTTAGTGTACAAGATAAATCTTTTTTCTTTTTTATAATAATCTAAAACCTAGCTAAACGTGTGCCATACTAAATTTAGTATGGCACAAAGTGTTACTTTTATAGTATAATATGTAAAAATAAAATTTTTAGTTATTAAAATTTTAATGTAAAGAGACTATTACTATGTCATCAACAAAAATTACAGACATAAATATTACACCAACAGGTGTAACTGCTGGATATTATACTAATGCCAATATAACAGTTAATGCAGAAGGTCAAATTTTAACAGCTACACATGGTAATACTATAACTGTACCTCTTAGTCATTTTAATTATACTATAATGGGTAAATTATCTAAAAGTGGCGGTAAAAAAAGATGGTATTCTCCTTCTACATTAACTATAATAGAAATTAGAGGATATTTAGTTAAAGCGTCTAATTCACTTACTAAGGTAGCGATAAAAAAGAATGGAACACTAGCCAAAGAAATAGATTTTTTAGCTTATGCTACTTATACAAGTAGTAGCAGTACAAATGAAATTTCTATGATTCAAGGTGATTATTTAACAGTTGATCTAGTACAAATTGGTGCAGGATCAGAAGATCTATATATGCAATTTATATATAGTAATTAAAGGAAAATAAAAAATGATTTTTGAGTTACCAGTAGCTATTAGCGAAAATACTAATATAGTAGAAAAATATAGAGTGGTATTAGAGGATAATAATACTGTTGCTAAGCTCTATAGAATAGAGATAAGATTAATTGAAGAAAAAGAAGAAGAAATAGAAATTTATTCAAATAGTTTTTATAAACATCCACTTAAATTTGATAATAATGGTCAACGATATAAGTGGTTAGATTGCGAAGAAGTAATTAATTGGATGATGGGTAAAGGTTATTCTGAAAAGGAATCTGACTAATGGCTATAATTAAATATGCTACAAAAAAAGACGTAATCAGTGTTTTCGAGGACCCTAATCCAGGAAAGAACACTATTTATTTAGAGGGTGAAGGCTACTTAAAAGATAGCTTAGCTTATAAACACAATAGTCATATGTTTATGACTCCGGGTGGAAGTAGAATCGACTATAGAGGTACAAATATACATATTAAAAATGAACCTATTACTGTTAGTTTGGGTGGTACAAGCTATGGACCAAATCCAAGAAGTGGTACTTTTGCTGGTCAAACAATGGCTTTGGTAAAAGATGTGGGTTATTTTGGTCATACTACGCTTGGTAATGATATGAGTGCAGCAACTACTGCAATTGATACGCTTAATATGAACTCTCAAACAAATTTAGTTGTTCTAAATTACATGAATATGGTAGAGGGATTACAACGAGGTGCTATTAATAGAGTAGTTTCTAACGATTTAGGTGCTGTTTCTGTTATGTGGTATTTAGATGGTGGATATGGTAATCCATTAACAGTAATTATTTGGCCTGCTGGAGGTACTCCTTCAGAAATGTATGCAGTACCTCCAAGTATTATAAGTACTGGTACACAATTATCAAGTACTTGGAATCAAACTAGTCAAGGTACTTTTTATGGTATGCCTACAGAAGAAGATAAAAGTACCGGATGGATTTCAGAATTATGTATTGTAAGTAGTGGGGGTAAATCAGCTGCAGTTAGTAGAGGTGGCAGAGGCTCTGATCCTTGGTACGGTGTTAGTGAATTTGCTAAATTTATTAGACCTACTTTTGCATTACGTAGAATAAATTTACGTACAGGAGAAAGAGCAGGACCACTACAAACATTTAATTCAAGTTTAGATCCTCTTACTACGCCAGGAGTATTATTTGATGAAATGACTGGCCAATATATTGGTAAAAATAAAAGCAATACTCCTTGTTATTTCTTTAATGATTGCAGAAGCGACCATGTTGGCTTTTTAGTTGCCCATAATGCTGGTGAATTAACGAATGTAGCAGCTACAACTGTTGAACAAATTATTAATACTGCTCCAGATGGATCAGGAGTTAGATTTGCTAATGGTAAGCGAAATACCAATAGTACTTCATTGGGTGAGTTTGCCAAATTTTCTTCAAAGGTTTTCAATAATTCTACTAATAGTGACGTTAAACACTGGTTTACACCATTTTTTGATAAAAATTTAAACTATTATCCCTACTTATATGTTTGGACAACAACACCAGGCGCCGAAAGTTTTGTTAGATATAACGTAGATATAACTCTAAACAATGGAAATGTAGCTCCTAGTACTAGTACAGAGGGTTTAAGTAAAAGTTTTGGCACTAGTGCGTTTACAGGCAAAACTGGTCCTAATTTTGCTGGCGGAATTAGTGGTAGATACAGAAATACTAGAACTTTAGTTAGTGGAATACCAACTCCAACCACTACTTTAATTAAAAATACATCAAGTGCAGATAATGGATTAGCTGATGTTATGTATAATGAACATCATTCTACATACGAAGATATAGGTTTAGCTGTTGCTAGTGCAACTACTATTACTGGTGGAAGTACGAATTTTGATACAAAATTAGTAGCAGGAGATGTAATTAGAATTGGTACTGAAGTAAGAACTATAGCGTCTGTTGCATCGGCAACTAGCGCTACAGTTACTCAAGCTTTTACTACTCCAATAAGTGTTATTACAAAAATAGAAAAGTTAAATAGATATTTAACTATGTACACTATGGCCGGTTCATTTAATAAATACGGTACAGCTGCTGGAGGTTCTAGTCAAGATGGTGGACGTGTTGTATTTACTTATAAAGTAAGTATGGACGCTAGTACAACACCACCTGTACCTAAAAAATTAACTTATCATTCATCTTTTTCGGCTCCTAGTACTCTTAAAAGTGTTGTATTTTTAAAAGACGATAGATCACTTGTAGGTATTATACTACAAGACAGAATTGTAATATATCAGTGGAATGATACAGATGGATGGGTAGGAACAACAGAATTGCCAGGAATTTTTACTAGTTTAGGTAGAGATGCAACAGACAGAATTTGGGCAACTGAAGCTCCTTCAGATCAAGGTTATGTAAATATTCATAGTTTAAGTATATCTATTCCAGTACGAATTGTACTTAGAACTTTACAAACTAATTATGACTATGATAATACACCAATTAATAGTCAAGTATTTGTTTCTGCTTTCAATTTCTTAAATCAAAGAATCAATGCATTACCTGTAGCCCTATCTATTACAGGAACAAGCATGAAATTTGTTGTTGGTGGAGCAGAATTATCTCAAACCACTGTTACTACTAGTAATACAGGAGATGCCCCAGTAGATATTAGAATAGTAAGTGCAGGCATTAGTGAAATAATTGCAACAGTAAGTATTTAAATAGGAATATATAATGGCAACATACAGTATTAGTCCTAACTCTAGTACAATTAATGAAGGTGGTTCAGTTACTTGGACTATCATTACAACTGGTGTTGCAAATGGTACTCAATTATTTTGGGAAAATATTGGAACGTCAACAGCAAGTGATTTTACTAGTGGTTCTAATACTGGAAGTATAGTAATTAATAATAATTTTGCAGTTCTGCCTTTAGCAGTTAGAGAAGATTTTACTTCTGAAGGCGGAGTTGAAACTATTATACTTAGATTAAGAGAAACTAGTTTAAGCGGCCCTATAGTTGCATTAGCATCTGCAGTTAATATAGCAGATACTTCTACAGAAAAAACTTATACAATTGTATCTAGTTCTACAACTGTAGGTGAAGGTAATGCTATAACTTGGACTATTACAACTACTAATGTTGCTACAGGTACTGCACTTTATTGGATAAACATAGGAAATACTGGAGCCACAGATTTTGTAGAATCAACAAAGTCTGGCGTTATTTATGTTAATAGTTCAGGTATAGCCACATTAACCTTAAATTTAATTGGTGATTTAGCACTAGAAGGTGCTGAAAATATAATTATTCAAATAAAAACAGATAGTGTAGCTGGACCAACTGTAGCTGCTGCACCCGCTGTTATAGTTATTGACAGCTCTATAGGTACTAATGGTAATTTTATACAAGAACCAGAAACAATAATTGTAAATGATAAATTAGTTCTTAGTTCTAATAAAAGAAAAAATAATATATTTATAATAGAAAGAATTAATTTTATTTCTGAAAAACTACGTTTATCTGAACCTAAAACAGAAGGTACTTTTACAATACCAATAGTTTCTAATGGTAAATTAACAAATACTATACCAAATTATAGACTACAAGTTAATTCTTCAAAAATATACGACATAGATAATTTAATTAATCCAAGATTTAGCCCTAATGTAATAAATATTTCCAGTAAATATATTATAAATAGTATAAAAAATTATACTATAGGTGATTTGAAAACTTTTACTGATAGTAATAATGGCGTTAGTTTATTGAAAATAGATACTGCTGTAGATGGCACTTTGGATATAAGAGATTACTATAATAATAATCGTAGATGGACTGTGTTATTAAATTCTACAACTAGTGTACCTTGGGGTTCTTTAAAAGTTGAAGTAGATTCTGTAACGGGATTTAGGTATTTAGATTTAAGTGGTGGAACATTTGAAGTAGCTAAAATAAATAATAAGGATACTCAAATCTATCAACAGCCTACAGCTATCCAAGCAAGAACTATTCCAGGAGGAGTATCTCCTGCTGTAGAAATAAAAAAGAATAATACTAGATTTTATTTGTGGAAACCTAGAACTCAAAGTTTGAGTGCAGTATTACTTAATAAATCTTTATTTATTGCTACAGATAGTGATGAAGGAACTAGGGGTGGTAGTAATGTTACATATAATAAAGGAGTATTAACTGGAAGTAATGTTGTACATTTAGATAGAGTAAATAATAATAATTTTTTTGAAATTTCCCAAGGTAGCCCTACTGTTTGGACAACTGCTTCTACAACTTATACAACAACAGGCGCTCCTAGTAAATTAAACGGTATTACACATACAGAAACATTAGTAAATTCTTCAACTGTAGGGTTTTTATCTGAATGGCAAACATTAATTGTTACCTCCGAGTCAGAAGATAATAGTATTGAAGGAACATGTTGGACTCAAAATATACTTGCTATACCTTCAACCAATACTACTCCTGCTCAACCAGCAAGATACTTATTAAATGGAGTAGGTACTCAGTTTTTAAGAGATTTAAAAGTAGGTGATAGTATAATAAATAAAGATTTTGTTGGTTATGGTTTTCAAGGTAGAAAATTAGTAACTGGTGCTCCTGATAATGGCGGTGCTACTGCTCCTGCTACACAAATAAATACTGTTAAAGCTATAATTAATAATACTCTTGCGGAAGTTACTACTCAATGGACCGCACCTAATTCAATAGGATATATAATTCCATTTGCACCATATACAATATTTAAAAATTTAACAAAGCAATCTAGAGGTTTAACAAAATATTATGTTGATGGAGTTCTAGTAGCTACATCAACTAAAACATATCAAAGCTGGTTAATTGACAAAATTGGAGCAATGAATAGTACTGCTAAAACAACTACAACCGCACATGCGGCCCCAGGATTTTTAGCACAAGCTGGAATATTAGATAAGACTCTTAGTGATATAGAAGCATATGAATTACATGTTAGATTAAAATATCTTAAAGATAGTACTGTCGATCAATCGGTTTATTTAATAGAACCACATTATAGTCAAGAAAAATACGAAGCTTCAAGTGCTTCTAGTCCTGCCTTTACAGAAATTAGACAAATAGTATTTATAGAAGGAAGTGCAGGAGATAGTGCATTAGCTAATTGGAATAGAGGTGATACTTTTTCATTTACTAATATTAGTGGACTAGGTCCTGTTGTAGCACATGGTAGTGGTGCTGGAACTTATACGCTTACATTAAATTATTTACCACCTCATGATAAAATAAGATATAAAGTTTATTGGCATGGAGTAGATAGTTTAGACTTAGAACCTAGTTCTATTATTATTAATGGTCAAATATATGCTCAATTTAATGTAAAAACTGAGCCGCCTACTGAAGTAACTTTTACGACAAATTTATTTGAAAGTTATTCAGTTATTCCAGCAACTTATAGTTATGCACCATTTTATAATAACACTAATAATAATATTTATATAGCATTTGATAGCGGTTTTATATCACATACTTCTTCAAATTTTGTTGTAGATCATATACTTGGACACAATCAAGCTCAGACTGATGAAGCTCAATATATAAGTCATGTAGAAGTAGAAATATTAACACTAGTACCAACAGGAGTAAGTTCATTAGGTTTTATTAATCCACCAGATTTATTATCTAGACAATTAATAGTAACTAATAGAAATTTAATAACTAGTGAAAAACTTAAAACAAATATTGGGCCAGGAGTTATAGAAAATCAAAGTGAAATTATAGTTGCTAACTCTAAGAGTGGACTAAATGCAAAACAACTTATTAATGTTAAAAGTGAAAAAGTAATACCATTTGAATCAACAACTATAGAAAATTGGGCGTATTAATATGTTTTTATTAAATTTTATTCCTGATTGGTTTTTTCCTGTATTATCTCTAGTTAGTTTTCTATTATTTTTTATAACTAAATTTTTACGAATAATACCCTATAGCCAAATAGTTCACTATACTACAATTCCAGTATTTGCTCTCAGTTTATTTATGACTGGAGCAAATTGGAATAATAATCACTGGTTAGCTAAAGTTAAAGAAGTAGAGGCACAACTAGCAGTAGCTCAGGCAGAGTCGACAAAAGAAAACACTAAGATTGTAGAAAAAGTAGTTACTAAGCGAGAAATAGTTCGTATACAAGGCAATGAAGTTGTAAAATATATAGATCGAGAAGTTGTAAAGTATGATGATACTTGCAAAATTCCTGATCCAGTTGTAGAAGCTCATAATCGTGCAGCTAAATCACCAGAGGACAAAAAATGAAAAAGCTAATAGTTTTAACATTACTGTTAGGTGGTTGTGCAACCGCAGTACCAGTTACTCAACGATTTCCAGAAGCTCCTAAACCACTACTAGAACACTGCAAACAATTAAAATCTGTTCCTAGTAACGTACAGCTTAGTGAGCTTACAAAAATTGTAGTAGATAATTATATGGAATATCATATATGCAGTGGAAATAATAGTGCATGGATAGATTGGTATACTACACAACAGCGTATATTTAATAAGGAGAAGTAGTGGAACTTACTCAAGAACACTTACAGCAGATAATACCAAAAAATAAATATATTAGTTACTGGTATACAGCATTACAACAGTTACTACCACAATACGAAATTAATACACCAGATCGTATAGCAGCATTTTTAGCTCAATGTGCACATGAATCAGGTGGGTTTGTTTTTATTAAAGAAAATCTTAATTACAAATGGGCTAGTTTACGAAAAGTTTTTCCTAAGTATTTTCCAACAGACGCGTTGGCGCAGCAATATGAAAAGCAACCTGAAAAAATTGCTAATCGTGTTTATGCTAATCGTATGGGTAATGGTCCTGAAGAAAGCGGAGATGGTTGGAAGTTTTGTGGACGTGGGCTTATACAGGTAACTGGTCGAGAAAATTATAGTTGGTTTGCAGCTAGTTTGCAAATCTCACCAGAAGAAGCATCAGAATATATGGAAACCTTTGAGGGTGCTGCACAGTCAGCATGCTGGTTTTGGGAATCAAACAATTTAAATCAATGGGCAGACAAGCGTGACATACTCACACTTACAAAACGCATTAATGGCGGAACAATAGGCTTAGAGGATAGGAAAAAGCATTACGAACATTGCTTGCATATACTAAGCCACTAATATTTAGTTTAGGAGACTAATATGCAACGAGTAGTATTAGCCTTTACAATCTTAATTGGCTTAGTAACACCAAGCTTAGCTCAAAATGTTACACTAATAAACCAAGGTAATTATGATGGTGGTCGTACATTGGTTGATACAAATAGTACAAGTACTAGTATTAGTACAGTAAATACTAATAATATTAGTACTAGTAATACAAATAGTACTAGTCTTAGCACAGTAAATAGTACTAGTACTAATACTAACACTAGTACAAATGTAAATACAAATAATAATATTCAGAGTGGCACATTAACTAATATTAATAACAATAATCTTAGTGGAAATGTTACTTATACTAATAATAACAACAATGTTCAAAGTGGTAGTGTAACCTATAATAACAATAATGTTAATAGTGGTACAATGACTTACAATAACAATAATAATAGTACAAGTACAGTTAATAATATAAATAGTGGTACTCAAACATTTAATAATAATAATGTAATGAGTGGTACACTTACAAATATCAATCAAAATACTACTACTAGTACTAATCGTAATGAAAATATAAATAGTGGTACTCAAACTTTTAATAATGTTATGAGCGGCAGCGTTACCTATAATAATAACAATAATCTTAGCGGTAATGTTACTTACAATAACAATAATAATACTACTAGTAATAATACTAATACAAATATTAATACTGGTACTATGACATATAACAATAATAACTCGTCAACTAGTACTAATAACAATATTAATACTGGTGATATGACTAATCGTAATATTAACACAAGTACTGTAGTACAAAATACTGATGCTACTAATAGAAATATAAATCAAAGTACTTCTGTAAACCAAAACGTACAAACTGGTGATATGACTAATCGTAATATCAATACTAGTGCTAGTGTAAGCGATAATAAAAATACTAATATTAACAGCAATATAAATCAAAGTTATAGTGATAGTAATCAAAATGTAAAAACTGATAATGTTAATACTAATATTAATAAAAGCGAGATAACGCAACGTGTAATACAGCCACCACCTACAGCTATAGCACCTGCAATGATGAGTGGAGGCGGAGCAGACTTATGTACTACAGGCGTTAGCGGAGCAGCACAAACTCAAATATTTGGTATGAGTTTAGGAGGTACTCAACGAGACTTAAATTGTGAACGCTTAAAATTAAGCAAAACACTTTATGATATGGGTATGAAAGTTGCTGCTGTAGGTACTATGTGTCAAGATCGTCGGGTATTTGACGCTATGATGATGGCTGGTACTCCTTGTCCCTATGAAGGCATGATTGGCGAAAAAGCTAAAGAGATGTGGATGCAAAATCCTGGTAAAATGCCAAAACCAGTAGAACAAATAAGTTTAGCTACTGATACGGAGTTACAAAGACGATGAAAGCGTTATTACTAGTATTTTTATTTCCTGTAATAGCATTAGCTCAAGTAGATGTAACAGGCAATCTTGTAAATAATACACAAACTGCTACTACTACAACTTCAACTTGGCAAAATGTAGTTTTTAGTAATACACTAGATTGTTGGGCACCTGGAGATCCTGGATATTGCGGACCACGGCCTATAGTGCGCCCAAGCGGTGATATAAATTTTAGTTATGGTACAACAGATATATATCAACGTGTAAATGTTGCCAAAGCACTAGCTAGTACTGGTTTAGTAACAACTGGTTTTGTCTTTACTTGGACCAGTAAAAATGGTAATGGTTGGGATAATGGTAATTTAGATGCGCTAGATGCTTATGTAAAATTATATAATACTGGTGACAGTAAAGTAATAGAGCAGTTTAACTATAACTTAAATACTATACACGATTGGACAACCTATACCTGGAATCAAAATTGGACAAATACTAAAGTAGGTTATCGTGGTAGTGATGTAGGAAATGTACAGTTTGGCTTTGTTGGTAGAGATAATAATTACTGGGCTGGAACGTATGGGCCTGAAATTAATAACGTAAGTTTTCAACTAAAATATAAGCCTGATCCTTGCAAAAACAATCCACTTTTTAGTCCAGAATGCCCTAAATTTCAAGAAGAATTAGCAAAAGCTACTGCTACACCAACTATTGAAAAATTAGATGGACCAAAACAAGACGACTCTTTTCTAGAACCTAAAGATAGTTCAAAAGATAGACACAATTATGAATTTGAACGTGATGATCTCTATGAAGAAGGTGTAGATTATGGTAATTTAGGTTTAGAAATAGGACTAACAAAAGTATTTACTACTCAGGTTAAACAAGAAGAAAAATCTGTAAAAATCGCTCAAGAAGCTGTTCAACAAGCTGAGCGAGCTAGTGAACAAACTACTAGACAAGCAGAACTTATAGCTCGTGATAGTCAGCAACGTAGTATTCGTGACAGTGAGCAATCGCAAATTGACAGTCAGGCACAACAAAATAGAAATCAAGAATCTGCACTAGCTTTATTTCAAGGACCTACTATTAGTAGTAATGATAAGGCTTTTAAGCCTCCTACAGCATTACAGCAAAATTTAGATGTTTTTCATCAAAAAGACGTAGGCCAACCAGAACAACAAGCTAGGCAAACAGTAATTCAACAACAGCAAACACAAAGTATTTTAGCAACTATCTATAAAAATAATCAAGAACAACAATCTTTAAATTTAAATAGTACTAGTATGTTACAAAATAATAATGTAACTATATATAATACTGCTACTATAAAAACAGAAGACATATTTGTACAGCCAATGCAAAATGTTGAACAACAGCAGGTAGCAGTTAGTCTACCTAGAGCTGTATTGCCAAATATACAACCGTTAAGTGAGCAAACACTAGGGCAACAACCTGTTTTACAGCCAAGTTTACCAGAAACAAAATCTACGCAAACTGAACCGCAAGAAACTCCGCAATTAGCCACTAATTTTTTAACTAATAAAACTGATCCAATAAATCAAGTTTTAGAAAATAAAACTGTTGCTATATCAGAAGTTCAGCAAGAAACAAAAATTGCCGCTGTAAAACAAAATGTTCAAGAAAATGATGCAGCAGTAGGAGTCTCTATTAACAATATTGCTAAAACTCCACTAGGGTTTAATAGTTATTTAGTTGCATTAGCTGATGCACAATTTTATCCTTCTAAAGAAATTTATCGTAATCAACGAACAGTAGATAATCAAAGAGCACTTCGTCAATTAAGTAGTGATAGGCTTCATCAAGAAATGATTGAGCTACAATATGGGAGTAGATGATGAGTGAAGAAAAAGTAAACTTAGACAAAAAAGTTGATGAATTAGAAGCAGCCGCTAAAAAGTATGCTAGTAAAGATACTGTTATTAGTGTTGGCGGTTATGATTTTACTCCGGCTAAACTTATGGTTGTAGCCACTATTTTAAGTAGCGTACTTGGAGCACTATACGGAGCTTTTGAGGTCTATAAAGACTATATAGGCATGAAAAAGAAAATTGCTGAGTATGTAAGTCCTGATTTTAGCGAATTTGATAAAAGATTAGCCATTATAGAAGAAAACACTAATAAAACTCAACAAGCTGTACAAGAAGGATCGGACAAAACTGCTGAATATACTCGTGATATTAAAAATGACTTAAAGGGTGATATACGCAGACTAGAAAAAGTAGTAGAAGAATTAGAGCGGGCTAATAAAGCTCAAGCCCGAGAGGTAGATAAAGCAGTAGCAGAAGCAAAAACTGAAATTCGTGCGGCTCAAAAACAAGTAGATGCAGCTAGTGCTCAATTAAATAAAGATGTTAGCGCAGCTATACGTACTACAGAACAACAACTCAGGGCACAAGATCGTGAAGTAGACGGCAAACTTAAATCATTAGAAAAGAAACTTAATGATGATTTAAAGAAAGCACTTGATAATCCACTAGCCAATAAATAAGGATATTTA